TCATAGGATACTATCACTTGAAGCCCACTCCGGACCCGACAATAAAGTATTCAGTTCTTCGCCTTCGTATACCGGATAAGGGTAAACCGGCTCTTGCGGAGTCTCCTCTTCGTCCAGTAACGGCAAAGTCATGATACTTGGGAACAACTTTTCATAGTGATCCAATTTCATAATCACCTGTGTACCGTCAACGCTCTTTCTCGGAACCAAGTGCAGTTCATCGAGTACCTCCTGCGGTATCTCGTTCAAATTCGCTGTAGGAAATGTAATGTATTTCATAATTGCTTACTGTTTAATTACTTATCAGACTATTATATTTGCTCCCAAGTAACACTCCCATCCTCATTGAAAATAAGTTTCTTGTTTCCAAGTAATATAACCTCTGTCTGTGCCGTCGAACCAAGAATCATCTGACCGTCTTTTGACGCCTTAGTATTATTTCCAAGAAGGATCACATCATTTAATTGATTAACACTACCTCCATTATCAGCACCAACCATAATATTGTTACTTCCCTTACAGTACCTACCTGCCTTATAACCTATATAAGTATTTTTTTGATTACCATAAGCTCCTGCCTCATAACCAACAACCGTACACCCTTCTGTTTTCACTTCACTATCTACTAAATTTTGACTCGCATTATGTCCAATGACAACACATTGAGAAGAACCTGCACCCGTATAAAAACCTAATGCCCCAGATCCGATACCGACAGTTTCATGATGCTCTGTCCCTCCAAGAGCTGATCTTCCAATTGCAACATTACTATTACATTCTTTTCTACATGGATAGAGAGTATCAGCCCCTATCGCAACATTATCCTTACCACTCGGTATATATGCAGTAGAATAGGTACCAATTGCAATATTACGAGAGCCGGAAATAAGTTCAGAAAGTGACATTGTTCCTATGCCAATACATCTCGTTGAGTTTTCAGATTTCCCAAGCGCTTTATAGCCTAATGCAACATCCCACCAACTTGATATATCATTATCCCCTATATTAATATATACATTTTGCCGACCGTAAGATATGAGTTGGCTGGCGGATGACTTATCAACCACTTCATATAACTCAACTTCTAAAGTTGACGCATATTTAGCCGATGGGAACACCTTCAAAGAACCACCATCGCTAATCATTCCAATATAGGCTATCAGTTCACCATTATACGTATCTATCGGTGTCTTATCTCCGATACCTACCATAATGGAATTTTCAGAACCTTCTATACCTTTTGTTAATTTGGCAAGATATTTTTTCCCTTTGCTAGTAGTAAGTGTAAAAGCAAGGGCATTATCGTATCCGCTTGCATGGGTATATATACCATTTTCATAGCTCCATCCTTCGGATAATTCTGCTGACTGTGTAATCAGATTATCTCCGCATGGAATCTTATCTGCTAATAGGAACTTTGCTGTATCATCAAAGTTTCCATCAATCGCAGTAGCTAAAGTGCCCCACGATTGTTTACTGTCTTTTGCTATATCAAATATCTTTTCCATAATATCATTCGTTTTTAATTAATGTTTCATTTGAAATTAAAGTTGAGTTGCTTAGTTGGGTGAGGATTCGCCAAACATTTCCTTGTATTCCTACATACTCGTTCAGCTCTTTAATCTTATCGTCTGTTGAGATGTTGTCGAAGAGCATGAAGTCGTAGAGAGACATTTTAGCGTAAATACTCTTAGTATAGTTAGTTCCTATGAAGGAATTACTATTGGCAACGTTATAATCATTATTAAGAACTATATTATGAGTAATTGCTTGTAAATCATCTACAAGTATATGATTATTCAATATCCCATCAATATATGTATTCCCTCCTACATTTCTCTGATTATAAGCAATTGTCCCACTTGCAGTAACAATACAAAATGAAGCTTCTGCATTATTTCTTTGGTCATATAACACATGATTAAGACTATTCCAATTCACCTTCATCAACATCTGCTTACCACCGACCGTAGTAGGAATAGTAACAAAGTCATTTACACCATCAAATTGGTATGAACCATCTTCATTAACTCCACTTCCTTCCGCATAAGCCGAGTTATGAATAACTCCATGATTACCATGACCGGATATATCAGGAATATATCCTAATATCTTATAGCTAGAGTTAGGAATACGTAGTAGTCTAGGAGATAGAATACACTTGGGTTCATTGTTGTCAATTGACCAAATAGGGCTATTTGTCCAAGCAAATATCATCTCTTTAGCAACAGTAATATATTGATTATTATCATATACATATACACCGTTGCACTCTAATTGACCCTTTAAAGTATAAGCTCCTTCTAATAGGTTTACAGATGAATTATACCTGATAGTATCTCCTACTTTTAGCTTATCTCCCCAAGTATAAGTATAAGTTCTATCTAGGTTTTCTAACTTAACGAAACTTGGATACGGCTGCACAATATCCTCGTATCTGATGTACTCGTCAATTGTGATGTTTATCTTTTGAGGGGATTTGTCAGATAAAGTACCATTAAAAGTAAACCTGTTACCATTAACACTAGGAGTCCCCAAAGACACTCCATTTACTGTCAAGGATGTAACTTCGTCTGCTGCACCCTTCGTTGTTACAGCAATTCTCAATTTAGAATTAATCGGATAGTAGTTTCCTACAACAGCAGGAAGGGTATCTATATAACAATCTACTACTTGATATTCGGAATTACTCTTCACTATCGGTCTAAACTCCACCATATCCGGATACAGCGTACCCAGCTTATGCTTCTTCAACTGGCGCTCTATCAAGAACTCGGACATACTATAAGGGAAGGTCATGAGAGAGTAGATAGCTCCGTTGAAGAAACGAGTATCATTATCTCGTATCGTGCCTAACCACATATCAGTGCCATCTTCTGCTGCACCTGCTGTTATAGATTGCCCGCAATAAGAGTATTTAGATAAATAAGATATACTTCTAGTAGAAATAAAATTTAGACCAGAAGTACCTTGACCAAAACTATAAACGCTATCTCCGGCAATTTCCACAAATGCCCCCGGATTATTCTTTGACGATATAGCTCCAATATTAGCAAATATTTCTCTATCGGTTACTACCGTATAATCTTTGTAAACAGGCATCCCTGTCACCTTACCAAAGTCATTGATACCGTCAAGGTATAGAGCACCTGCGTGGGAGGGAATCTGGGTGATGGTTATATTGCATGGTTCATTTACAATTCCCGAAATACCTCCAAATCTTAATGTTAAATCCGTAGCTCCATCAGGTGGAGTAAATGAATATACACCATCTTGCTTTATATCAATATATATCCATCCTGCAGGAGTAGTCCATCTTAACTCCAAATGCAGTCCTATTGATTTCATCATTTCTGATACTCCACTAACATTAATAGAGTAAGTACCATTAACAGTTGGATAATTTACAATAGTAAAATACGTATTGGCAACAGTTGCCGTGACTTTCCAATTAGGATAATTATACTTACCTATACCACTATCCCCATCCCAAGCTAGATTGTTCAACTGAATATCCCTACCATTACCGGAAAAGTCAATCAGCCTATCGCCAAACTCTGCGTGGTTCTCGTTGGTGATTCCCTGCTTGATGGTATTACACAGTATATCAGGGTTAAGAGTTCTATCCAAGTTGAAGTAGGCGATTACCTGATTGATTTGGTCGGTAGTCAGTACCTTGTTGGCTATTACTGTCCAGTACCAAGCGACAGAAGATGTGTACCATATTCCTTCGTTTTGAAATCCTTCAACAGAAAAATAATCTAATCCTGTTGATTCTATCTTACTGTTAACTGTATAATCGTTTTTATCTCCAAGAATAGTGTTTATATTAGATATTTGACCGTTGCTTATATTTGTGGAAGTATATCCATATATTCCCGTCTTTCCTGTTTTCTCTTTTTCTACCCTAGATTCTAAATAAGACGTAGGAGTAAGCAACCAGTTATTCCTATTAAGAGGGTCAATAGTATCACCAATCTGGCACATCATACTAAGAACAGTACACTCATTACTTCCTCCCAACATATCTTGTACCGTCTTGGTGGAAGTAATCAGGTCGTCTATTCCGTCGGTGACGAAGGCGCCTTCGAAAGAGGGGATTTGAGTGATAGTTACTACATCATTACCATTATTTGCAAAACCACAATTTGTACCATCAGAACTGCTTTGCACATTGTAGCATATAGGTAATTCATAATAACCATCTTGAGCCATATCTATAGAATGTTGAACACCATCACTTGATCTATAATAATATCTAAAATGATAAGTTCCGCTTAAACCGCTGACTTTTATTTTAAACGATGGTATATTTTCAGTCATTGCTGGATATGGAATTAATAATTGTCCTCCAATACCAAATACAACCTTACTATCGCTTACGTTTGTTATATTCTCTGTATATGGGAAATATTGGAAAGTAATTTCATATTTTCCAAACCCACTATTGAGCTTGAAAGCTGCGTTGCTTATGATGAACGGATTGTCGGGGTCCACCAAGTTCTTGACAACAGCCCTGTCCGGATCGTCGTTGCTCTTACCGTAGCAGATGCAGACGGCTTTCAAGGAGGCTAAGACTTCCGGGTCGATGTAGGGACGGTCGGTACCGGAAGCAGCTCCCGGAACTCCCAACTTAATCGCATTGATGCGGATAGGATCAAGCCCTATCCGGTCAAGCCTAATCGGATTTAATCCTATCGCTCCCATTATTCTTCGGATTCAAAGTATTGAGCCTTGACAGGCTGCGTTTCACATTCAACCTTGATGTATTGTCCGGGTATAAGACCGACAACGGGACGGGCGAAATTCAGAGTAGTGAAATTCCTAGTCTCTGCAACGGAGTATTTTTCTCCGTCATAGCTTATATAAACAGCCAGTTTCCCGGATTCTTCAAACTCTAGCTGAAGCCCAATAGTTTCTGAATTTACCTGAATGGCATCGCTTAGATAACGCTTTTCTGCGATCTGGCTAAATGTGATATCTGTTGATTTCATGATTGTTCCTCCTATTTTTTTGCTGTTATTACTGTATTTCGTAAGAAATTCCGGTACTCTTCCCGCACATCAAAACAAGGACACGCCTTGATATATTCAGCCGGCTCTACCTCTCCGCTTCCGTCCAGATCGGGTGAAGTATCACGATGTCCGAGAAGCTCGATGATAGGATACTCCTTGCAAAGCTTCTCAATCAGTTGCCGCAAACTAGCCTTTTGAGCCGGAGTACGGGTGTCTGCCGGTTTACCGTTTGCATCCAGTCCGCCAACATAACAAATGCCGATCGAGTGCTTGTTATACGATTTACCGGAAAATCCCTTTGTGTTACAATGTGCTCCGTCAACGGTGAGCGGTCTGCCCTCTTCGATCATTCCGTCCAGGTCGATTACATAATTATAACCGATCTGATTGAATCCCCTTGCCCGGTGCATCCGGTCAATGTCCTTTGCTCGCAAGTCTTGCCCGGCACGTGTTGCCGAGCAGTGAATGATGATTGAGTCTATATCTTCTCTTTTCATATTCTTTCCTCCTATAATATCAATGTTAATACTCCCAACGCCAGCCCCACACAATCACAGATGATGTCTTTAATTGAGAACTCTGTTTTCTTGCAGTACTTGTCGTATACCTCCTTTAGGATGAAGATCACGACGGTTATAATGATTGCTTCCCATAGTGGCACAATTCCAAAAAACTTTGATAACCACATAATCAAGTTCTGGCATACTATAATATGTGCCATGCCGTCTATTCCAATCTTGGATAGAAGCTTACTGGCTAATGCGCTGATTTTATTTATTTGATTCATGTATTTCCTCTTTTTCGATTATATCCTTCACATCTTCCTTATCAACCTTAAACACCTTCTTACCAAACACACCCAAAGCCCCGATAAGATTGATGTTAATCCCCTTTGGCTTCAGTATATTCCCGACTATCGAGCATCCCTCTATGAAACATACCAATAAGCAAGAATACACATCTATAGGATATTCATTGTGGCTTGCCACGCTAATCATACAGACCATGCAAACAAATGCAAAGTAAGTGACCATCTTTCCCATAGTGGCACGGATCGCACGTGAGAATCTGACCTTTTCACCCATTAGCATACTTTTCCTGACTCCGAATAGGAGATCGCAGAGGATTACAGCACATGAGACAATCAGCCACGGGATCATATTCTGCAATGATTCGGCAACAAATGCGGTGGCGATTGCGGCAAATCCTCCGGTTGTGGTATGTACTATTGCTTCTTTCATACGATACAGGTTAGATAAACGGTTAACAACGAAACTACCTCAATCCAGAACATCGGCTTTCTCTTTATAAAGTCAGAGATGAAATTACCGGTCCAGTGCTCACTCATGGAGATAACCATGTAAGCGATGAATCCAGCCCATAATAAAAGCCAATACCAACTATTGCAACCTACCCATATCTGGGAGAAAATCAAAGACATGGCAGCACCGATACAATGTGCGGTTTTCTGGCTTCCTTTGAAATTGGGAGATACACCCAATACAATCATCCCGATAACCGAAAGGAATACAAGAAACCGGCTGTTTTCCGTACTTGCTTCAAATGCTGCCGGAAGAAGCAATACACCGGAGCCGATCATACAAAGAGTAAACCAAAACTTATGCGTCAGGGCATAGTAGGTATCACTGATAGAGTAAGGAATTTCCTTCATCTTCTTTATCATTGCAAAGACGTAGCCGGCAATGAGGATGAACGACATTAATACTAGTAGAATCATAGCTTTATCTGTTTATAGTTTATAATACAAAATTGAGTTTCTCCGGATAACCGGTTTTATAATTGTAGGAATTAACCTCTTCTTTGCTAAGCAAATTTTTCACGGCTGCAATATGAGCCTGTGTAGTATTGTAGCAGTCAAGAGCATACAATTCTAATTGGTCAAGCATATTTAAAGCGTCATTTACGGGAATTACATACTTCTCCGCATTGTACCACAAAGTAGTATATACCCGGCCCGCTTCTTTTTCTATGTTTATTGAGTTGACTAATCCTACACGGGTGTCTTTATCCAGCCATATTTGTTTTCCGTCCAGCGTCAAGGAGTTTACAGCATCCGACTTGTCGTAAGCATTGATCTCTGCGATCTTCATCTCTTTCAATTCATCAATGGTGTATTCATGCTCAACCAATACCGGGTAACCGCTTTCGTTCTCCTTGATTTCTTTTCCGGATGACTGACCGTCAAGCAATTCCTGCCAGTACTCCACCGATATTTCTACTGCTCCTTCTTGTGGCTCATCGTAAAACCCTTCTTTCCAATACATTTTTCCCATAAAACGTCCTCCTTATTTCCATCTACCTATTGCCATCCAATCCCATGATTCTTGCGATAATCCAGTAGTACCACCACTTGCATAATTTCTATTTAAGTAGAATCTACTAACGGTCTTATTTGTTGCTAAAGGAGAAGCTGAATATATCGCAGAGTCGCTACTAGGTTTGTATACAGTTGCAAATATTCTATATTCAGTATTATAAAAAGATGTAGGCATAGTCACACTATACGAAGCTGTAGACGAACCTCCAACTCTTCCCCATTGTACAAGCAATCCATTATTGAACTTGGCATAACCATTCTGATTGAGATTTACTGTCATTGCGTTAGATAGATCGGCTTTAGCCAAATTGGGTATCATTGCCAATAGTTCTTCAATCCTAGCTCCCGAATATTGACTGTTATAATCACTCATAGAACTTACTCTTTATAACGTTAAACGTACTACCGTCAGACAGTAGAAACCGTCCTTCGGTCACTGCAAATACCTGTCTTTTCCCTTCTTGAGATACCGTAGTAGAAACGGAAACCTGATTATTGCCCTTAGTAGTCGAGAACACGACAGTTTGTTGCCTGTCCAGTCCTTCATTGGCAACATCGCTCATTACGCTTGCGGCCCCATTAGGGCCGGGCGTAATGACAATGTTTCCTTCTCCTTCCTTCCAAGGTACAAGTATATCCATTATGCGGCAGTCCAAGAAGTGTTAGACGTAACAGTAACGGAAGCAGCTGAACCGTTTTGAAGAATTGTAATTTCTGTTGGGGAAACGGATAGTTTTGCGTCTCCTGCTGCCTGTTTGATTGCAATCTGTACAGCCTGACCACCGTTTGCGGTCACTTTTAATGTTCTTACAACTTCTTCAATAGTTTCATTTGCAGGGAATTCAAGTTCTATGGAGAATGGGAACTCTGCTGTAGCACCTGGATCACCTGTGATGCTAGCCGCATTATCTGTCTGTATCCCATTCGCACTATATTTCGCAGGAATGGCAACATCCGATACGCTACCCGACCATGCAAAGGTCAGCTTTTGAGAATTAGACTTACCTTCAACAGTGACGGTTCCGGCAGCTTTGGGCGCTGACATTTCCGCTCCGTTATCAAAAGATGCAAACTCGGATTTAGGAGTTTGAGTTACTTTATAAGTTGCAGGAGTAGATACTCCGACACCCGTTATTGTCACCGTACCGGTTCTGGCTGTACGACCTGTATGAGCACTTGCACTGTTTGCAATTGTCCCATTTCCGCTTCCCGTTGAAGGATTTAAACTTAACCAACTAGGCTTTGCCATAATTCAAATCATTAAATAATTAAACAATAAAATTTTATTCTTTTGTTGCTGTGGTCCATACCACATTTGACAATACATCTACGTTATCTTCAAAGTTATTGGAGGGCATCAGCCAGATATAATCAGGCTCTACTCTCAAATAAGCATCTTTACCAACGTCACAGACAATTCCTACCGACACTTTAATTGAACGGCTGGGATTTACAGAGACATTTATCCCAAACAAAGGAGATGTGCTCACCTTTATTCCTTTCGAGGCTTCTATGTTAACCCGTATGCATCCCATATTACACAATTCTTATTCCGGTTGCCGACTTGTCTACCTCCGGTCTTATTCCTCCTTCATAATCTGTGTCAGGAAGATAAGCCGTGGTTTCTATCCAAATTTCTCCCCTCCCTATATTGTTGGTATCAAGGAAACAAGTGTAGCTGTTCTCATCATTACGTACCATTTCCGACTTCTTGATCGTCTGGGAATTGAGAGTTACAGAGAACTTGCATTCGAAATCTATGTCATCCATTGTCAAGCCCGAAGGTAGTTCAATAGATACTGCTAATTTTATGATTGTTCCTTTTGCTACCATTGTTTTCAACTTATTTATTCTTCTTGTGATAGAGCATTGATAACCGACAAGCGATCAATAGCCCGCACAAAAAGATTTGCATATTTCTTTAATGAATCAGCCTGTTGAGAAGTTAATTCCACCTCTCCATTTTTATACATTTCTCTTGCAAGTTCAAGCTCTCCAATATCGCCCGTATTTTGATAAATCGCATTGGCAAACTTCTGTGATACATCGATGGTACTCTTGTTCCCTTCGAGATCGGTTAATTCTATTTTTCGAAAGTCTATTTTCATAATTATTGCATGATACGTAAATTATTTGCTCGATTTAGATTTATTTTATCAGTATTTATTTCTGCTGTTATGAAAATCTTAAACTTGTATGGCTCAAGAGTAAAAACAGCTGAATCTTGAAACGTTACCATAATTCTTTTTGGATATCCAGATGTATTCATAATAGTTAGCATCTTGCGTTGTGGTGAGTCACAAACATATAGTACATAATTCCCGGTTCCACCTAAAGATATACAATCAATAGGCTGACCTGATTCTGCATATTTATGATATGTAGTGTCTTCTCCGTAGTTATAGATATGCGCAAAGAAATCACTAGTCGAAGATGATTCAAAAGAGAGATGAGTCATCCTGCAATGTCCAAATTCGCCACGGCACCATAGGTCAGCAGTGTAAAATCTCCAAGAACGCTTTTCGGTTTCATTGTAGCCCTGTTGATACAAATCACCAGAAATCCAAGTTTTTGAAAAATTAATATTAAGCGAAGATGAAACATTATCTCCAGCCCCATCAGAGTTAAAAGAAATCTTACCTTGTATGTTACCTTCGTTATCAACAGCTTGCAATTCCTTAAAGGTTCCCGTTGCCCCCTTTAATTTTTTTACTTCCAAAGTATCAACATCAATAAACTCCGTCTTTATCTTGCCGGCTTCTATGAAAGTCTTTCCGCCTACTGTTATTCCACCGGTTTCAGGTAGGGCTATTTGACCTCCTTTTGTCAATTCAACGGTTGTTACATTATGCTTGATAGCTCCCCCCGTAATCATCCAACCCTCTGTTTTCTCAAGGTTCCCCACGAATATCCCAGAAGTTCCTAATACATCAATCGTCGCATTCTGCGCAAGAAGGACGTTTGTTGCTATGTTCTCGAACTCGCTGAACTCTTCCCACTTCGTTGAGTCAAAAGAAGTTGTAGACGTATGCGTGATCTTACAAAGTTTGTTCTGACCGTCATAGATTACTGTATCTATGAATGTCTCATTGTTATAATACTCGGTATTGGCTTTCCATACTCCACGGGGACGGAGCATTGCACCGGGTAACCCTGTATCTCCTTTATCACCTTTGTCACCCTTATCACCTTTAATTTTACTCCACTTATATTTTGAAAATACGGTGCTGTCTGCCTCTGTAAAATCCACATATTGACCGATCCATGCTCCGGGAGTCTCACCGTTGTTAGCTGTGAAGCTACTACCATCGTCAGAATATTTAATATGGAGATAGCTGGTTTGCCCGTTCTCTCCATCTATACCGGGTATACCCTGCTCGCCTCTTTCTCCTTGTGCACCCTTAAATCTGGACCATGTATATGATGTATATGAAGTCGGAGCCGTAGGGCTTGTAGTAACAGCCGTACCGATATAAGTATTGGGAGTATCTGTCATCGGATTACCGTTAGAGTTTGCCGAGTACTTGACATGAAAATATGAAGAAGTACCCGGAATGCCCTGTGAACCCGTAGGGCCACGTTCTCCCTGTGGCCCGGTAGCCCCTTGAGGACCTTGTTCCCCTTGCTCACCCTTTATCTTAGACCATTTGTAATCAGAGAATACATTACTGTCATTTTTCTCAAAGTCGGTATACTGCCCAATCCATTCCCCTGGAGTTTCCCCATTATTATCTGTAAACGTTTGGCCGTCATTTGAATACTTAATATGCAAGTATGAAGTCTTTCCATCTTCGCCATTAATACCAGGAATCCCTTGTTCACCTGTTGCACCCTGTATTCCTTCAAATCTGGCCCATGTATACTTGGATGGATCATTACTATCCTCCTTAGTAAAGTCTACATAAGTACCGATGAACACATCTGGCGTTTCTGTCATTTGGGAAGCTGTAGGGTTCTGGACGGGAGAATATTTTATATGAAAATATGATGTTAGTCCATTTTCTCCATCTTTGCCGGGTATTCCATCCTGTCCGGCTGGCCCTTGCAAACCTTGTAATCCCTGTGGACCACGCTCTCCCTGCGGTCCTTGAGGACCTTCAGGACCGACTGGGCCTTGTGCTCCCTGCTCTCCTTTAGAAGTATACTTCAACCAGTCAGTAGAAGAATCTGACGGCTCCTGCGTAGTCGTGGATTCAATGCAAATCCATGTGCTTCCATTGTGGGTTACTTCGTCGTAATACCAATACGTACCCGCTTTCCATTCACCTTTGAAAGCCGGAACCGGTACTTCCGTCACACCATCATTCGAAATCTGTTTGATCGTACCGGTCATGTAGATTCTGTTAAGATATGCACTATGCCCGGTCATATCCATTCCAAACAGTTTCAGGTTAGACAAGTCTCCCAACTGCATGGCAATCATATCCTTTGTGATCTCCCAGTTGTTTACACCTTTAAGGAAACGGATATAATTCTGCGTGGAATAGCTGGACTTCTGGCGTTCTGCATTGGTGAAGTTACCGTAACAAACAAAGTGCATAGCCTTTTGAGGATGGTAAGTATATCCGCTGCGGAGAACGTATTTAAAAGAACCATTATCCAGCTTTTCGGTGATCCGGAAATAGGTTGTCTGAAAGCCTGTGTCATTGTTAAAGTTAGCCTTGCAAATATCATCCACTTCAACAGCTGCAACCTCGCCCGGTTCAAGCTTCAGGTAAATGATGCTGTTCTCTTCGTCCACTGATTCGATTATACCGCCTCCGGGTGCGTTCCATTCCTCACCCGTGATAACTGATACCCGGTTATATCGCAATTCCGGCACTTCAAGGAAATCACGTAGGCGCAACGATTTCGCATCTATATCACCGGATGGGGTTATCAGCCAGCCAAGTAACTTTTCAGCATAATCAACAGAAGATATATTGCCGGAGAAGGCGGCATTATTGGCTGTAAGCTTATCAAGCACCTTTACAATATTGCTGCTCAATTCTGTTGCAGTTATCGTGTCCGTTACAATACCATTGGCAACGTTAATGCCGTTCAGGAATGAAATAAGCCCTAGGGCTGTGTCATCTTTCGTCTTACTTATAGCATAAGCTATAATCTCCTGAAGCACTCTCTTTGCGGAGAATACGTTTCTGTCAGACGGAATTGTCTTGTCATTAACCCCAATAACATACACACTCGTTCCACCACCTCCGACAGCAGAACCGGAATAGGTTTGTCCCTTGTAAGTGAGGGAATCAAGCTTGCTCTCTATCTCACCGATACGGGAATATGAGGCAGTTTCACCGACTGTATAAATCGGATGATCGTAAGGAATATCCAGCGGCCACTCGAAACCGATTATTCTTGATTGTCTGCCTTCCGGGAAAAATGCCTTATTTATCAGGTTGACTTTAGCCCCGACTTCGTATGTACGAATATTACCCTTATTGTAGATAAAATCAGCATCCATCTCACAATCGTAGGTGGACGGGTCAATCATGGATTTCTTTACGTACTCCTTTGCCTTTTTGAGTAGATTCTGCTCTGCATCCGGTAACATCTGTTCGGAGATGTATGCGGTATCAAAGCCGTAAAGGATATAAGTATTAGAAGCTTCCGGATAAAGAACATCATCCGGGAGATAACGTCCATAATCTTCATTACGGACTATTTCAAAGGTTGTTCCGGTGCTATCGCTTTCTACAATATTGATAGCAAAGTCCATCCCGGCAAGCTTACCGGTTTGGAATATCATGTGAAGTTCCTCACCATCCAGCCTGAAATCTTCTGTAAAGTTCTTCAGTCCCGTATCTTTGAATTTGTAGATCGGATATTCCTTATCGTTATCGTCTACCTTGTCATCGTGGCTTACGCTGGATATTGTACCATTGTATTGGGGATATTCATCCTCAAATATAACGATCTCTTCGATTGCCTCCTCTTCCGGCATTTCCACGTTATCCGGATCATCGTAATTTTCATCTCCGATGTTGATACGTTCACCGGTCGGGCTGTATTTATAAGCATCTACATAAGAAATACCCTCCGGGAGCATAAGACGTTTCTGAACAACTCCGTTAAGGGTCATTTCCTTGTCATCCTTACTGAAGTAGTTATCGGGGACTTTACCGCTTATGATGTTGTTAATGGTGTACCGATTACCTAAAGAGGCGGTTACACCTTCCGGTAACTGGATAATGTTTGCTGCATCACCGGTTAAAAGGTCGGGATTGTAAACAGCAGCAAAAGTCTGTCCGGCATTTGCACCGGAAAGGAATGTTACGGAAGTCGTTGCAGAAGAACCGCCATACACGTTAATATCGTATGTTACATACGCCTGGAAAGTCGATAACAGCTCGGAAGAAGCTGGAGCTGGTACGTGAACGTATACCCTTACTTTTAAATCAGAACTGTTTTTGTCGATAACCAACGTGTCGGAAACCTGTATTTTAGACACAATCTCATATTGTTGATTTTGGGCTAATGAAACGGTCTGATTACCAATAATTACCTCTTTTGATTCCCCGGAAACATTATAGATATATGACGCTTTCAATATATAATCTCCTGCCGGTAGAAAAGCACGGTTTCCTATTTGCGGAACGGATGTTGATATATTGATTGAAATTCCTTCCGAAACAACTTTATAAGAACCACCCTTGGCTGATGAAGCTAAAGCCTTATCAAGCGTCCATTCTGTATAAGAGGGAGTAAAAGGTCCGCTGCCTTCGTTGCTACTAGCGGTATAGTCTTCCTTATACGTAACTCGTGACGGAAAGTAGTTTATTTTGAGCGGTCTTAACGTATCGGATATATTACGTCCATTAACCTCTTTTACGTCGAATATCAAATCTTTCCGGTAGCTGGGAGGAATGTTGCGGGTGGAACCGAAAGCGTAGATACGGGTCGCATAAGTGGTCTGGCTGTCGCTGCGTGTCATGCTGTTGACATTCACATTTTCTGTGTCTGTCAAATCACCGGCTTTGAAATCAACAGGAGAGCTGTATTCGCAACGTCCGAAGCAAATCTTATGATTCTCTATCCACCATTCACACTCCCAAGTCTCCGCCATCTGTGTGAGAGCGTCGATCAGATTTACGTTATCGTAGGAAACGAGCTTGGAAGTGTTTTCTACTGTGCTGTCAATGTCCCAAGTAAAATCCAGATCCCTGAACTTGTATCCGAGTGCTTTCAGGTTATCCAGAAAAACATTTAAATGCGTGTCAAGGGTAGCGGTAAGATTCCATGCTGCTTCGCGTCCGGTGGTTTCCGGTGTATAGAAAAACTTCTTGTTCTTCCATTTCCAGTAATAAGCATCAAGGCGGAGTTCGTAGTCGTATGCACCTGTAGTTGTATTGTAGGTAGGCTTATACAGGTCTACAAGCTCGAATATTCCCAACTCATTGTCTACGTAGTCGCCTAGTTTGAAATACACCGGATTGGAAAGGCTAAATAGCAAAGTGATATAATCTTCCTGCATCAAAAGGAAGTGTCTTTTCGAACCCTCATTGATAGTAGTCGAAAAGCGAATGTTGCCGGATATGTCTTTGATGTCTATCATAAGTTTCGTATACCTTCATACGATGTTTGTTGCAAAGATAATAAAAGTGGAATAAACTATGCCACTTAAAACGTTAAATTGTACGATTTTCAGGCGATGGATTATATTCAACTAACTTTAGTGAAAACTTAGCTATGCCTCTCATAAACTGTGTGAACTGATTACATGAGAGATATACTGTACGGTACATAATATTAGGTTGGTACTTTGTTCTAATATTTAATATGCCGGTAGCAAGTTCTTTACAAAAATTGTTGTACTTTTCGAAAAAATCATCTTCATTTTTAGCCGTGAGATGAATGGTCAAAGTAAGATTACGTTCGTCCATTTTAGGATTAGCGGTTATTATACGATTTCCGTGTTCTAATCTTGACTTGTTCTCTATGAACTCCTTATTAGGTGCGGGAGTCATCAATGCTGATAGGGAAGACGTGTCCATACTAATCCCCCAGCTATCGTAGGAATCTTTGTTGTTTATAAAAAGCTCACCTTTAGGCATATTCTTATATTTTATAATGTTTAATATCAACGAGTTGATAAACCTTTAGTGTTGACTTTAACTTCTGAAATATCAGCTCTTATATCATTCAAAAGTTTAGTATATTTAGTAATGTCCTCCAAATAACTATTTGTTATAACGTGCTGATTGAGAATGTTGCTTAATGTCTCATTACCGGCAGATGAGATTCCTATAAGGGAATTAACCCCAACCACAACAGCTATCATTTGATTCTTTATTTCTTCTCCAGCAATTTGTAAAGCAGTGAAACGCCCGGACACCTCATCTATAGAATCTTGGGTGACCGACGCAGATACTTTCTTTGAAGCTTCTTGGGATGAAGAGGAAGAACCTGTATATCCTGTTATTTCAGCAATCTTGTCTCTTTCATTTATCGCGTCTTGGACCATTGCATCGTATTCTTTTCTAGCATCTTCCAACTGTTGCTTAGTAAGTTTTCCTCCATTTTCCTTCATTAGTTTTGCAATGCCATTATACCATTCTCTCAATTCATCATCAAACAACTCTCCCATAGAGAAATTAAGCAGTGCACGTTGCATATATTCGGAGAAATCTTCAGAAAAGCTTTTAGCATCCTTATCCATATCCATTAATGATTCCAAGAAGTTGTCTCTCAAACCATCAAAAGAAATTTGCATCAGAGACTCATTGATTTTCTCTGTTAATTCATCTAATTTTCCTGCTTGGTCGGCATACGCTTCAAGCTTTTCCATTACACGTTCTCCATATCCGCCTTTGCCGGAACTCTTAATTTGCTCATATATATCAGCATTACTAAGAAGCTCTCTCATTTGTTCGGGTGTCAGTCCCCATAACGAGTTAGTACCGGAGAAATTCTTATCCACATTTTCACGAACCCAACGTAGTTGTTCGTCATTCCATTCCATATAATATTGCCAGCTATGATGCGAATTACTGTATCTAGCTTGCTCACGTGCTATTTTGAGAGTATTGTCAATCTGTTCTTTTTGATATTTATATGCTTGTTCGTATGCTGATATAGATTTGGAACCTGCGGACTTATCCATTACATCAGTTAATCGGTCAATCGATTTTTCTAATGTTTCGTTTCGGTCTGTTAATCTGTCGATCGCTTCTTGCACTTCTTTAGCATTGCTTCCGCTAATCTTGTTTATCAGAGAGTCAAATCCGCCAAAGGAAATAGCATTAAAAATATTGCTTACGCCATCCCGTATGGATTTGCCTAATGTGACAAATAAATCACCAGATAAAACATCGCTAAGAATTCCACTAACTGCATTGAATACTGAATCCAGCAAAGTTCCAACAAAATCACTAAGTCCATCCTTAAACACATCAATGATTGATATGATCCAACCGACAATCGGAACTTTATCAAGTTTATCAGCAAACTTTTCCATAGCTCCTCCGGCTCCTTTACCAATTTGCAACAATCCTTCGTAGGCATTTTTAATTCCTCCAGAAGATAACTTCTGTAATCCACTTGTTACATTTTCCATATTAGCCTTTAAAGCTGTTGCGGTGTTAGTTAGGCTTTGTTGCATTTCATTGGCAGCACTTGTTTGAGCTTGTACGTTTATAGATGCTGCATTTGCATTTTGTTGGGCTATCTCAAAAGCATTTTGAGCTGCTTTTTTCTCCTCTTCTGTTCCACTCTTTAGTGCTTTAGTGTAATCATCTTGGGCTTTGGCTAACTTGTCATGAGCCATAGTTTCTTCCTCGATAGCAGCAAGACGATTTTGTTCAGCTAGTTGATATGCTTTTATGTCTTGACCTAACTTCTTGAAGTTTAAACCACCAGCTCCGCCTAAAGATTGCTCCATTTGGTTGATGGCATCAATCAATGCTTTTTGGCTGTCTTGGTCTGAACTTTTAAACTTATCTGTTTGGACGTATTTCTTTGCTTCTTCAAGTGCCGGTTTAATCATATCATTAAACATGCTCCCAAATTCACCAAATACAGTAACCCAATCTATATTGGCTTTTATATCTTCGGTTTCCTTGTTTTGGATGGCAACGTCACGTTGCTTTTCTAATAACTTAACTTGCGCACTATTTGCTCCACTTTCTTCTTGTACTTTTTTTATTTTTTCAGCATATTCCTGTGCTATAGCAAATTTCTGTTGCTGGAATGTTCCATATTCTTTCAAATAATCATTTAAAGCCTGTTGTTCGGCTTTAAGTTGTTCCTTGGTTATATCAGCAATTGCTTTGTCTCTCTTGTTTTCAGCGTTTGTATAACGATCGGAAATCTCGATAGATTGTTCCGAGGTTAATTTCCCCTTTTGCTTTTCTGATAATTCTTTTTCTTGTTTTTTGATGGCGTCAAGTTCTTTTTGATAGTCAAGATCAATCTGTTTTAGCTTTTTCTCTGTGCCTTCCTTCATAAGATCGATTTCCGCTTGTTGATTTTGGCGACGAAGCGACAAAAGTTCTTCGGCTGTCTTTTGTTGTTCTTTTCTTTGCTTATTAGCTGCGGATTCTCGCTTAGAAGAAGAGTCGTAGACTTTTAATTCTTTTTCTGCCTCTTTTAGCTTCTTGGTGTTATCTTTATAGGATTTTATAACGGAAGCGTCAATTCCTTCAAACTTACCAGCATCCAACAATTTTTTTTGAGAAGATGCTATAGAATTTAAGGCATCTTCAGCTTCTTTCTTTTGACCTTTCCAATACTTCTTATTGAATATAACAGGTTTCTCGGACTCTTTTTTAGCTTGCTCATCAGCTTTTTCAAAATCTTCTAAAGCTTTTGTGTAAATCTCAAGTTCTTTTTTAGCGGCAGCTAAATCTTCTTTTAGTGCACCAGTATATCCCCCTCTGTTTGTAGTTCTGATTATACTATTTTCTAGGCCTTGTACTTTTTGTTGTGACATTACAACTTTGGTCTTTAAACCAATACGTTGTTGGCGCAACATTTCATCTGTTTCCAGTTTGATTAATTCGGCATTTGTTTTTCTTTTTGCTGTTTCCCAATCCATATTTTGAAAAACTTCAGGCATTAAACGCTGTAATTGGCGATATGCGATGAAGCGTTCTTCTATAGATTTGGATTCATTACTTAGAATATTGGAAAGTTCTCCTGCTTTATTTTTCAGATCGTCGTAGTGGCTTTTTTGAGCTTCAAGAGCATTATTTGTTTCACGGATGGCTTTTTCTGTCTCACTTTCTGCAGTGGCAAGTTTATAAATGCCGTATGCCAATCCCGCGATAGCAGCAGCTGCTAATACATAGGGATTTTTCAGCATTGATAAATTCAATGCATCTTGCGCTTTTTTTGTCAAGACTAACCATCCATAGTGAGCTGCTTCTTTAGCTGTTAAAGCTGTAATACCTGATGCTTGTAAAGCTTGCAAGGCATTAGTTACCATTAAAGCGGTGCGATATGCCCCGTAGGTCCCTACGATTTCTATTAATATTCGTCCTACTTTCTCATAGTTTTCAACAAGATAGGAAACTCCGGATAAAGCATCATTAATAATACCTTCATTAGCTTTCCCTATTTCATTAAACATGGTAGAAATTGCATCCTCTATATTGGAAATCTGACCAGTGATTGTCTTGGACTGTTCTTGCATAAGGTTGTAGAACATTCCTCCTTCATTTGTAAGGTTCTGGATAACTTTCTGGACTTCTGGAAATCCTACTTTTCCTGCTTCAACTAAACTTTTTACTTCTCCTTCGGCTACTCCGAACACTTTTGCCAATTCGCGAATCATAGGAATACCACGCCCTGTGAATTGATTCAGGTCTTGTGTATATAGACGACCTTGGGTCATAGTAGTACCATAAAGATAAACGATGTCTCCGAGAGGTTGAGATAGACCGGCAGCAATGTTTCCTAAACGTATTAAATCGTCATTTACGTTTTCAACATTTTCTCCATAAGCAAGAAGTTGTTTAGCTCCATTTGCTACGCCTTGAAGGTCGAATGGGGTAGTGGCTGCTGTCTTTACAAGTTGCTGCATGAGGGCATTTGCCTTATCTTCACTGCCAAGCATTGTTCTAAATGCGACTTCTAGCTGTTGGAATTCTCCGCGAACCTTCGCAATATTTGAGATTAATTCTTTAGCGGTAAAACCTGCTCCAAAGGCGGCAGCAGCTTTAGTCATACGGTTAAACAAATCTTCAATGCCTAACCCGCTTTGTTCTATTTGTTTGGAAGCGTTTTTTACTCCGTTTTCACACTCGTGTAGTTTGCGTATAAAGTTGGAGTTGTCACCGGTAATATCGAAGTGTAATCCAGCCATAAGTCTTTTCGATAGAAATAGTTCCGTGTAACATCACACGGCATTGCAAATATACAAAATATGCTTCTTTGTAGTGCTATATTTGTTATTAAAACATCCTTAAAAGTTTATTTTTTTATCTTTAATTTTGTTTGCATTAGTATATTAAATATATTTGCACATATACAACAATATAAATAGAGCAATGGATTTTAAAGATAAAATCATGCAGCTATCTGACAATATAAAGAAACAGAAAGATAGGATAGCTACAGAAGAAGCAACAAAAAATGCTTTCATTATGCCAATGATAGCTGCTTTAGACTACGATGTTTTTAATCCCTTTGAGGTTGTGCCTGAAATGGATTGCGACTTAGTAAAGAAGAAAGGGGAGAAGATAGATTATGCTATAATGAAGGATGAAAATCCGATTCTTCTTATTGAGTGCAAACATTGTAAACAAGATTTAAACTTGCATGATACTCAATTACAAAAGTATTTTGTCGCTTCTAATGCACGTTTCGGAGTGCTTACTAATGGTATAGAATATCGTTTTTATACTGATCTGGAAAAGGTAAACATTATGGATGAGAAACCTTTTCTTGTTGTGAATATGCTGGAACTTTCGGATACAGATATAGAACAGTTGAAGAAATTTCACAAATCTTATTACAATGAAAATGATATTTTAAGTACTGCAAACGAACTTAAATACACGACAGAAATAAAGACAATATTGAATAGTGAATTTGTTTCACCGTCATCAGATTTTGTGAAATTCTTTGCTAAACAGGTATACACAACAGGGCAAATAACCCAGAAAGTTGTTGAGATGTTCACGCCACTTGTGAAGAAATCAATGTCTAGTGTTGTCAATGACATAATATCTGACAGGCTTAATACAGCAATGAAGAACGATGAACAGGCTGATGATTCAGTTTTCGAAGAGGGAAGTTTGCCAGATTCTCCCCGACAAGATATAGACGATAAACTCCCGGAAGGAGTTGTGTACATGGACAAGGACTCCGGTATTATAACTACACAGGAAGAATTGGACGCCTACAATATTGTGAGGAGTATCTTAAGAAAAAGCATAGATGCCGCACGTATAACTTATAAAGACTATAAAACATATTTTGTCGTTAATCTTGATAACAGCGAATGGTTCTGGATATGCCGCATTTCCATTGGTGCAAGAAAAAAACGAATTGGAATACCGGTAGATAAGTACAAAAGCTGCGACTGGATTCTAATTGATAGTATAGATGACATATTCAAATATGCGGATAGACTTGAAGAAGCACTTAAAATAGCAATGAAGAGTAGTAACAATTAAACACACTGCAAAATGAAGAAGATTTTGTTTCCATTATTGTTTTCTGTATTTTTTTCTTGTTCTTCTGATAATGATGGGGAAAAGGATGGAATAGATGATGTATTATCTAATACCTCATGGATATGCAAGAATGATATAGAACATGAGCTAGAAGAATATGAAAATTACGAAAACAAGCATCAGCTTGATTACATTTTAAACATTTGTCCTTCTTTAAAATATACAATGAATGAAAAGGAGATTTCGGAAAATATCGAAACAATAGATTTGTGTATGAAGGCTGGTCATACAAGTCATACCAATGCTTTCCTAACTTTTCAAGTAGATAAATGTGTATTGAACGAAAATACCTTCAAATACGTTCAAAATGTAAAAAGTAAGATAGAGAAAACAGATTATAAATTTGAAGGAGGAACTTATATTGGCACATTATATGGAACAACACACGTTGGTATTACCGTTAAAGCATATGGAATATATCAGGCTTCTACAGCTGGAGATATATTAGTATTGCCACTGGATGGAAATTATACATATAGCCTAATTGTTCGTTCCTATATTAGTTTAAAAGAAGAGCAGGAATTATCAAAAAATAATAGAACATTATCTTTTCATAGAGATAATAGTAATATAGAACTTTCTAACGAAAACGAATCATGGAGGGGGATTCTTGACCAATCCAATACGAAACTTAGAATAGATAGGGGTGAAACTTCTTATATATTCGTAAGAGATAACTAGTTTTAATTGTATTGTCCTGTTTGTCCTATAAATCACGAGGGCTTTTGTATAACCCTCGTGTTTTTTTTTGCCTTCTATTTCAGTTTTTGTTCTATTTGTCGTATTTAGTCCCATCTCATAGCTTTTATCTTTTCCATGTTTTTGGGGTCGTCTGCATTGACAAATGTCCTGTCATTGGAAATACGGGCTTCTTTCTTTTCTTCATCAGTAAGATATACGGAAGTAATAGCATCTGCCATCAACATTTGAAGAAATGAAAAACTAATTTCCCACACAATCTGCTGTGGAGTCATGTTGAGTTTTTCACATGCTGGTAATATCAAAGAACCAAATATGCTTTTACCGCCAAAAGTGATGGAATTGCCTTTCTTGTTTTTTATCATTGAAACCTTAGCTAGTTCTTTACGTTCTCGGTCAATTCCGAAATATTTGATAAACTCATCCGTGTTATCTTTAGTAAGAACCATAACAAGAAGTTGAGCCATTTCTTCATTTGAAAGATTTTTCCTCAAGAACTGACATCTGCCATTTACAATTCTGTCATTAAATAGTTCTTCTTTCTTGTTGAGTGTGTGATAAGATAGTAGTCGGCAAACAATCTCTTTTTTTTCTTGGCATAATCTTAATGCTTCCATATATGGGTTTGCTTTAATAATATCAGCCTTCATATCAAGACTTTCAATGAGCCTTGAAAGTAGATATGTTTTGCCTAACGTTATTGGATATAGATAAAAATGCCGCTTATTAACCCGAAAGCCGTATGGTCTTTCCATTATGGTATCAGCGATATTCATTTCTATTATTTTTCTATTTTCGACCATATACTATTACTTTTAGAAAATAAAATGGCTATCTTCACAGACTGCCAATTTCAGACATGAAAACAAATCAACTCATGATTTTTAGAGCGGATTGATGGGCCTGCACCATCCCCTTCACTCTGGTAGAGCGACGCACGCCTGTGTGTGCTTAATCCGCAAGTGTGCATCCACCTAATAGATGCACTATTCTCTATAAAAACTATACCTATTGCAGCCTATTAGCCTATGCTTAGCCTATGCCGGAATTCGGAGCGACTTCAAACTTGTCTCCATCACCATCTTCGTCATCCGGGTCACATTCAATTTTTGTAATAGGCGATCCTGTTGTAGGAGTAACAATAATTTTACCCCATTGGACTTGATTCTTATCAGCAGCAGATTTTAAGGCATCAAATGTATATGCCCAAACACCACCATCGGCACTGGTAAACGTGTCTTCAACTGATACCGTTGTCTTTTCCATGCAAAATCCGGGAACTTCAGGATCTTCCGGTTGTAGCGCAACAGCATAATTGTGAGCAACTACTCCATCACTGTCGCTGATAGGTCTTTTGCGCCCTTTTGCCGCACGTATGTTGAGTACTAGGGCATAGGTGTTTTTACCATACTTGACGTCTTCATTTTCTCCGCCTTCAATTTTGGCTTCTTGCTTGTCGCCTTTTGTTGTTGTCAACTGTGTGGAATCTTCCACAGGTGTAGGAAGCTCTTCCCATTTGGGTGAAGTAGCATCCAGGTCTTTTACGAAAATTCGGGGTTTACCCCATCCGATTACTGCCATAGTTCTATATCACTTAATATAGTTAATACTTATTCGTTATTTATTTCAATATACAGTTTGTTATTGATGAAATGCTCGGTATGTCCGTCTTCAAAAGGAATGCCTGTGGAATTAGTTTTCTGACTGCATTTTGAAGGAACTGTATGATACTCATCTTTGCGTATAAAAACAAGGAACTTGCATAATTCACATAGTTCACCTACGCGTTGAGTATTCTTTTCCCACGATTTTGTTTCTTCATTCCATTGGTCACTGACATATATATTGACATTAACATAAGCTCTCTGGATCTGACCGCATCCCTCATTAGCAAGAACAGATATAACTATATCTTCCTTATCTGATTTATTGGGTCTTCCTCTGTCACTCAATTTACCAGAAACATTCTGTTCAAGGCTTGTTCCCTTAATCTTGTGGTAAACGAACTTCTGTATTTCAATGTCTGATTTCATTATTTAGCAATCTGTCTTTTTAGCTTTTCAAGCATTTGAGGAATTTTGTCTGTCGCCCATAATTCCGTTGATGCAAGTACGTCTTTATTATCCATCGCTTCTACATATTCAGCGTAATTCATTCCGGCAACAATGACAAGTACATAATCATTAGAATACCTTTTTATGAGTTCTTCGGCAAGGTCTTTCCCGGCTTTTGCACCTTCCTGACCTCCGGCTTTGACACGTGCTGTAAATGAAACTTTTTTGCCATCTTTAGTAACATATTCAACTTGTTTTGTATGGGTTGCTTTCCCCATGCTACTGTCAAAACCGTAGCTTGAAACTATGTTGCCATTATGGGAAATAATATATCCAACAGAACTTCTAAGATTACCGGACTGGTCAAACCAGCTCTTTTCTCCGGGACGATCTCGAATTCTTCGTACACATTGCTCTCCAAGATAAGCTAAAGCACGTATTGTTAGTGTTTCTACGCGTTCCGCTTCTTTCATTAAAGCCTTATGTATTTCGTCCAGCTTGCCGGATAATTTTATTCCCATATTTTAAACCCAAATTTTACACTGAAGTTGGTAACGATGGAAACCTTTTACTTCAAATTCTCTTTCAATTCCTCCGAGCAGATTTATTTTAACCCTGTCTCCAATAGTAAAGGTCTGACAATTACTTGGAAGACAAACCGTATATGAATAGCTTCTTACAACACCGTCTTCAAACTCCCTTTCTTCTGCCTTTCCGGAAGGTACTGCATCACAAGGGATTGAGCCCTTCCATTCAGATGAACCGGGATGATAATTTCCATTTTCATCTTCATAGCCAGGTACAGCCACTAGGTATTGTAAACGATGTGGATTTTTATTTGCTACTGCCATACTACAACAAACAATCACCCACATATACCATTGGTTTTGCTTCCAGTTCTACTGAAGGCTCACCAATAGTATTGTAGATGGAGTTAACACGTAATAGTATTCGTTCTTTGTCTTTATCAGACAAAGCCCCGAAGGACTTGTCTGCTTCAGAGAAATTGATAGCCTGAACCAAAGACCAAAGACAATCAGCTAGAGCTCCCTGATATTCGTTAGAATGAGCTATGTCGTAATTAAACTCATCATCACCATTGAGATTACGTTTAATCATCACATTCTCTACAAAACCGATAGGGATCGGATAATGTATTTCGTCTATGAGGGCTTGCTGAATTGTCTTCATGGTTTACGATGCTTTATGAGATTCAACAGCCTTTTTCAATGCTTCTTCGTCTGCGTCACTTAATCTGTTGACTGCTGCGATTAGCTTATCATCGGAAACGGTGGAAGTAAGGTTCTTGCCTGCAATCTTGTTATATTCCGTCACAAACTCCGGCTTTTTGTAAGTTGCTCCCCAAATTGTAATCTTAACATCAGAAGTATCTTTCTCTTCTTCTGTTGTGTCTACTGTTTGGGCTTCCAGTATATCCAAAGAATAGATTTGATCTACGTTTTCGATAACCGGTAAGCAGATAGCCTGTCCGTTTGTAAATTCCTGCAATGGGTCTGTTTTAGAGTAGCGGCTAATCAACTTATATTCGTCAATAGTAGTATATTCCACTCCATTAACGGGATTAGTTGCTTCAGCCAAAGTTCCCCATACAAAAGAACCTACATTATCAGCGGAAGGGAGGAATATAAGTTTGTTTGCATTCCACGGCTTATAAGAAACCCTTTTCCCATTCTTCTCATAGGTAACAGAACGGTCAACTTTCAAGAACGAAATGCCACCATATTGATCCGAAAACGCTTCGTCAAATAAAGTAGATGTAGGAACCGGAAGTTTAGTATCATTATCAAAGGTTTGACCACGATAATTTGCGGCTAGTTCTTTAGCCCATTGAGATTGACGCATTTTGTTATATGTAGATAAAGCCAGCATAATAACTGAAATACTGTTACCGTCATCGTTAGCTTTACTTATAACTCTTTCAATATCATCTCCTGTAACTTCACCGGTAGTAACAACCCCAAAGCTATGTTCTGGTAAATAACCATAATCAACACGGAGACCTATACCAGTATTTTTATCATCGTCACCCTCAACAATGATGACACCATCGGATAGTCCTGTAAGGAAATTTGCTTCATTTCTCTCATCAATACCAATAGAGCAAGCTGTTCCATCGTCCAACATACGAGTGATTATGCGGTTAAGAACAGATTTCTTAGCTGCATCCGTGCTGGCGTTGGATAAATGAGCTCTCATAATGTTGATAGCATTAATTTGAGTCTCTCTTAGAATCTTTTTAATTCCGATCTTAGGCAATTCTCCGTTTGACCGTGCGATAGAATCTCGCTTTTTAGGTGAAAGCGGAGAGTCCATAGCCACCATATCAGCAGCGACATACGTAGTATTGGCAGATGTGCCTTCCCATTTCTGATCGGGGGAGTACACTTTAGTAAGCATCGTTTTGTGAAGATAGGTCAATGTCTTGTTTGTATCATTGATCTTTTCTTTCACATACAGGCTTAATTTAGGCCATATTCTTCTTACAAATTCAATAAACAATGATTCATTCATCTTTCACCTCCTTTTAATCGTGTAAAAAAACGAGTTGCGGCAATGCCGTTTTTAATGCAGCTTTGATGCTGTCAACGGAATAAGGACTTGCCACATCATTAACTTCACCAGCATACATAATGCCTACAAATGGTTTGTCGGCAGGTTTTGAACAAACAACTACGCCAACATATTCATGATTGGATGGTAATGAATCGTAAGCTGTACCTGCTGAATTAACAGGCATCGGCTTATAAGTATCGTTCTCTGTATCGCGGATAACGATGTGGCCGGCTTTGATTACAGACTGCTTAAATCCAGTCATGTCTAATGTCCGCCCATTCATAATTCCGCCCAAATAGTTACGAATAACAATCGAATCCATTCCGGTTAGGATTGTTTCTTGTTCGTTGACTAAATCAGCTTTTGCACCCATTTTTAATTTGTTTTTGATTAAAGGCCTTTAGCTATTGCTATGACCTCTTCGTCAGTTAATACTTCATTTTTTTCTTGTTTCTTACTTCCTGCACCTGGAGGATTTCCCAAACTGGATAGTCCTGCATCGGCACGTTCTTGGTTGTAAGATTTCAAATCTTCCTCAACTTCGGAATAGAATTCTTCAAACTCTTCATCATTTTCAAACTTCATTTTATTGAAGGATTTTAATGTGCGAGTTCCGAATGTACCAGCATCTTTTAAAAGGGCTTCAAGTTTTGATTTTCGAGAAGCTGTTAGCTTTTCTCCCTCTAATGCGGAGATTTTGCCTGTTAAAGCTTCAATGGTTTGCATCATACTTTTAGCCCAATCGGGGGCATCATTCTTTCCTTTGTTTTGGGAATTCTTTTTGTTTAAACCCGGCTGGCGATTAGTGGAATTTGATGACTCATCGTCATCGTCGTCATCGGTTTCATCGTCGTCGTCATTCTTTTTGCGGTTTTCTTCGATTACTCGATTGGCAAAAGACTGGCTGACTTGTAGGTAGGGGAGAACCGCATCAATAGCTGTATCAATTTCTGCGTTTACGTCCTCATCGGAGGCATCGTCTGTGGAAGTTAGATTGTCGGCAATCTTGGCAGCGACACTCATCAATTCCTTTTTATTGAACCCGAATGCCTTCACTTTCGGTTTCAATTTTAGAAACACTTGTTGTTTTCTGTCCATTGTACAATGTTTTGGTTACTAAAATAGTCTGCGAAGTACGTATACCAGCAGACTATTCGCTTAGAACTTTACCAAACAATAGAGCAATGAGTTTTTACGACAAGTTCTGTGGCGTACGTCTTCATACGCATCTGATACAAAAGTAGTAAAAGTGGCGTAAACTCAATCACTTTTAGTGTTAAAGTATATAAAAAGTAAATGTTTGGATTTGCCTGAATGAAAGGCATTTAATTAGGCTATTCCTTTAGGTATCTATATGCTTTTAGGTATTTGTTTAATCTGTAAATATCTTTCTCTGTAAGTTCGTTCAAACGTGTTATATCCATGTTGTCTTCCAAGTCATGCAATTTAACTTGTCTTCCTATAGGGTTAAGCTTAGAACGTTTTATAAAATCTTCGTAACTTTCTCCTTTATTACGAGTAACTGAAATAATAGCATCAACAATATATTGTGGGAATCCTCCCATTAGTAAAAAATCAGCGGTAACTTCAGTATCTTCTATCGTATCATGCAGCAAAGCAACAATCCTTTCGTTATCTGTAGAACATTTATTTGCGACGCGGATAGGATGAAGTATATAAGGCATTCCTGCTTTGTCAACTTGATAAATATGCGCATCTGTTGCTATATGAAGCGCTTTCTCTAATAAAGTACTAATATCTGTCATATTCTGATTTTGAAATTTCTTTTCCGCCAAGAATTATATTACAAACTGTTTCATTGGATTGTGGAATTTCTATCTCGTTACGCCCACGATGTTTTATATACGATTTTGTTTGACCGTTATCGAGATGTAAACGGATAACTGCTTCCTCAAAATCGTCAAGTAAATAAACCGTTTCACCTGACTGTAATTTATTATATAATTCCTTTTGGTTCATTTTTATATGTAAAGATAGTGATTTTTATTGGAAATGACTATAATATTCAATTGATTTTTCAGCTATTTTTTGTGCCTTTTTATCAGCTTTGTCTAATACTCGCCATTCTTCATAATATTTATGTCCTAATCCTCCTTCCATACCTGTTTGCTTCTGTATTTCTTTCCAACGTTTTTCTCCAAGAATTCTTTTTGCGTCTTCCGGCTTTTCTTTGGCATAAATCATACGTTCTGTATTAACTTGAATTTCGGCAATTAATCCGTTAGATGTTTGGATATTGACTATATTGCCACTATATCCCATAAATGATTCCGTTTTTTGCCTTTTCAGTCGTACAAACGAATCGCTTTCAGACAGTTCGTTTAATACTTGATCTATTTGTGATCTGGGGACTATAATTGTCGTCCTAACTGCGTCTTTTATATCGTATGGAGTTATACCTTCCGTTGTAACCTTTCTTGTTATTGATGAAATGCTTTTGTAATTGATTGGCGTTACAAATCCTTTATTCTTTTTAGCTATGGATTCCGCTAAACTTTGTACCTCATTCCCGACTAAAGAAGCACGATTAACAAGCTCTTTAGCTGAATTCTCGGTATTTATATTTTGAACAATTGATTTGTTATCTCTCAAAAAATAAGGTAGGGTGTTTCTTTTCTGGGCTTTCTCGATCTTTTGATGGTTTTCGAGTACCCATTTTTTGAATTCGTCAGGAACATCCTTTACTTCATTTATACTTTCTGTGGAAACATCGCTTCGTCCATCCCATTCCCAGAATTCTTCTTCTGTTTTGAGGATAGGAACTTTATAACATAAGTCATTCGGGTGCCATCCTGTCCAGGTGAAGTCTTTAGGATATTTCCCGGCAAGTGTATCACAAATGTCTCCATGTGGCATACGGCTATGATGAGAAGAACTTAGTTTTATTTCATATCCGACTACGAAATCCATTTGTTTCCATCTTTCGTTTTCGGCTGTTCTATAAGCCATGTTTATTTCTGAACGGGCTAGACGTATGGAACGATATTCACAATCTTGTATATGTTCAGCACTGCCATATCTGTCTTTGTAATCTTTTTGCAGTAATGGGAAATCAAGAAGATACTTACTTATTTGCTTACTCAACGTAACAGCACTGGTTCCTTTTTGAATAGCGCATGAGATCGCAGCCTCCAGTTCTTCTTTGTAGATCATAGATTGCTGCCAGAGTTTTGCAGATATATTGAATCCTTTATCTTTTCGGTTCTGGAATGCTTTCAAAGCACCTGAATTTGTTTGATACAAAACTTTATATTTCTCTCTGTCAACTTGGGCGTTATAAGCTATTAATACTTTGTTTGCTATTAAATCCTGTGCTTCATTACTGTTCTTCCATTCTTCGGTAGTACCGCGATAGATAGTTGCGTTTATATCCTCTACAAAGTGCTTCTGTATATCGTCAATTTGCTTTTTAGTTTGAGGGTAGTCAGACCATTTAAACGGCTTATCGCTATCAGGGGAATATTTAGTACGTGAAACGGCTTTGGCAGCTTCCAAATTCAGGGTGTCGTATATTTGCTCAACGAGGGCTACATATCTGTTTAATCTCCCGTTGAGTTCTTGGTACTTCTTTTTCTGATTTGGAATCTTGGGTTTTGCCATTATTTCATTTGCTTTTTCTTATCCTTATCGTCGGTAGGGTAGAGGTGGTGTTTTACTATAATCTTACCACAGATAGGACAATCCTGTACTACGTATTCCACTGTAACTACTCTAGTATGCTTTTTCATATTTATTCCTCCGAAATTCTATCAGGTGCTGGCATCTCCAATAATCGGATAGCTTTAATTGTTTCCTTTCCCTCCAATATCGCTTTACATAAACGATGGTAGCCATCAGCAATTTGACCTACTTCGTCAAGGATAATAGGATATTCAAGAGAACATTGATTCACCCGTTTGCATTGAAAAATGAAACTGTGAAGCTGATTACATTCAAATGGTTCAGCTGTAAGGTCTATATTCCATAGTGGCATATCAAGCACTGGATATTCTTTTGCCTTAGCAAAATCGTAGAGTGTTTGAGCTTTCCAGATCTTGTCTCCACGATGATATTCACTTTCGCTAAAAGTTATGTTATCTATAGGAACCTGCATATTATTCTTTTTTTATATATACTTTGATTTCACCGGTAACACGGAGTTCCTCACCAATTTTCTCAACGGAGTATTCTATTAATCCTCTTTGATTGATCGAACTTACAATTGATTGGCGAACTTCATCCTTTACTTCTTTGATGAACATTTCATCTGATTTTCGATTAGACCAACCTTCATCAAGTTTCTTCTTTTTCCGGTAATCCTTGATTTCTTTTTTAGTTCGGGCAAGGCAGATACCAAGCTTCTTTGCTTCGTAGTTATCAACTCGTTCAATACTACTCAATCTTTCTTGTGGATTGATTTTTTCTGCTAATCTAATAAGCCAGTTTGATATTTTTGTCTTCATGATTTTAAGTTTTAAGCCAGCAGCGTAAACATCTGCTTACGCTGCTTTAACCTTTTCTACAGCTTGGCAGATAGGCTATTGTACAATTTCCCAGTCTTCTGCAAACACATCACTGATGGATGGTACCCACGAATCAGCACGTCCCGTATTCTCGTTATAGATAAGGCATTGACTTGTATAGTCAATAAAACCTTTTCCTTTCAGAATAAGGTCTTTTGCTGATTGAGGAAGCGATTGCATCTTGGGAATGGTATCGCTTTCAATATGTGCAGGCACTTGCTTGAATACCGTCAGGCCTTTGCCGTTCCAGCCGTTTCTGCGGATAGCCCCACCTTGCTTCAAAACTTCGATAGCATCACCGAAACACATAGGAGTTTCTTTCTTGACTTCTCGATATGATTCTTCAAACAGTTCTTTGGGTGACCAACTTTCATAGCCATATTCAGTACGAGTGTGATATCCGAGCTTGCAAGATTCATGCTCTCCTATTTCACTTTTTACCAAACCTTTACGGTAAGCTTCGCCTAATGTCATAGGTTTTGCTTCAATCTGTTTTGTGCTAATGTACTTTTTCATGATAGTGTATTTATTTACAAATCAAACATCTTCCTCTTCATAAGCCATCTTTGCACTCATGACACCAACCGAACTTAGCATCCTGATAGAAAGCCCCTTTTGTACGTCAAGCTCAAAAATTATGTTGTCATTGAATTGAGCGGCAGGGTATTGATACAATAGCGCATAATCCATTCCTTCCAGCTTTGCGTATATACTAAGTGTGCCACTCTTCTCTCTGTCTATCTGCATTACACATTTTCCAACAGAAGTAAACTCACAGGAATAGCCCTGTTTTTCTTTACTAAATTCTAGTACATCAGTTTTTGCCATAATATTTATATTTTAGATTATTATTCCGGTTCTTCGAATATATTGCTTATCCTGCTTCTGGAAGCATCTGCATCTTCTTTTTGGATTTGGGCAAGAGTTTCTTGTGGATCAGTAGAGATACCTAAGTTCTTGATGGCCTCTAATTGGCTGACAACTGCTTTTCCACCACTTGCTGTAACCCATTTTTCTATTTCTGACTTTTCATCATTTTGGATAAACGGAGTTATGATGTGCTCAACCTCAACATTGTCTACTTCATTTTTCCAAGAAACATTCATCATTTTTAGAAAGGCTTTGATTACGCTACATTCACGTTCAAATGCTTCTATCCATGCACCACTTTCATCTCCAACCTTTAAATGAGCGTCAGTAAGTAAAGTCTGCCTTGCATCAAATCCGATATTGCCAAGAGACTTCATGTTTTCGAAGGAAATATCCGGCATTTGTGATTGTGACCAGAACAACTTAACAAGGGTATCGACATGATATTTTAACGCCTCGATAGATTGTGCCCATGAAACATAGGACACGTCCCCGTTTTGTTCTACTCGGTAAACTCTACGGCTTTCTCCTTTATCTTCTCCTCCTTTTATGCCACCTGCTATTTTTAGGATAGGAGCGGAGTTATATGCTATGACATCGCTATTGCGTGAAAGGGTATATTCGATTTCTTTTCTGATATAGGAAAGACCGTGATAAATGGGAACAGGACGATAAACGTATACTCCGGGTATTTTCAGAATAACGACCGGCTCTGATTTAACTAATTCCCAACCGTTTCCCTGTTGTTTCCATTTATAATGAATGTTTGCCGTGTATGTATCGAAATACGTAACTTCTTCATTTTTGACCTTTTTTGTGTATTCAAAAGACATTGCGATCATATCGCCAAGCTCATCAAGTAGAGGGTATAAGCTAACACCGTCCATTGGTGAGTAGGTTTTGCATTTTAGCTTATATTTACTTTTAAAGCCGTATAGAGTGTTGGGATTCTCAACTGTGTACCAAATGGTGAACACTTCGCATGAAGCAAAGTAAGCATTGCCTCGCTTAATATTCTCACTGTCAATACGGGCATACTTATATATCGCTTCAATCGCTTTCGCAATACTTTGGCGGGTTTCATTGTCTTCTATATTGTGATATACACGTTTAACCGGGATAGCGAACATGAATTCAGTCATTCGCTTGGTGAGGAGTTTTTCAAGTCCGATGTAGATACGGGAAGCTTTTTCTGTATCTCCATTAGATCGGATCTTATCTTTACGGGTAACTGCGTCAGATACTATATCATGTTCTGTTGGTTCGTAGTCTTTGAGAAGTTTATCCCATGAGGGGACTGTTACAGACTTTTCTTTCAAATCGTTGATTATGTTATCAACGGGCCGCGTACTGTCTAAGATAGAGGTGATTTCGTCCATTTGAGTAGAATATTACTTAATATTCGTTTTTACTTGGTGCAAATATAATAAAAGTCGCGTAATTTATATCACTTTTATTTATAAATATCCAACTAATTTGATAGCTTCATGCATGTAATAAGGGGAATTAATGACAGCAATCTCACCAGAATATCCACAACGCCATAATTCAGCCTGCCAATCTTGTATATCATCACGTTCATCAATATTGTACTTCTTCATTAAGTCTCTCATGATAGCGCAATCCTCATATCTTTCCATAACTTTAGCAGAAGAATAAAGATTGAGTAAGACGTATTCTCCATAAAGGAGGAGTACTTTTTCAAATATATTAAACCGATTTTGTGTCATATATATTTTTCATTACTTATATTTTCTAAAATCTATTTAGTGTCGATGCTTTGTCAGCCCCGAATGATAATTCACCGTTCTTGAACTGATATACAATAATTCGACCGATTACCGTGTTATGTCAGTATATCTTTACTTCTCGATTTTCAGCTATTAGTGTCATAGTCATTTCTTTTATAGTTACCACTTTTTTACCTGTTCTCTCAGTTCATCATACTTGCCATTGATAAGTAATTCAACTTCACGATGAAAGTTTATATCAGTCAAACGAAACTCTATCAAAGCGCGCTTGTAAACATCGCCTTTTTGATGAGCGTTGATTAAACGCATCATCTGTACATTATCCAAACCGTAACCGTTTTTACGATTGAGATTCACAGCTTTTCTTTTATCGCTTTCTCTTAGTTCTATTGTTGCCATATTCTTTATATTTTTAGTTATTTATTTAGAAATCACAAGACCACGAATACTCTTTCTTCAGTTTATCCAGTGCCTTATCAGTTACATAATAGACATAGCCACCACAATTCGCACGACTAATTGAACGGCTTTCTTTTAGCTCTACGGGCTTATTAAAGCTAATTGCACTTCTGTAACCACATGAGATAATAAGAAAGTCAACATTTTTCTTATATACATCTAAAGATGTTTCTTTGTATTCACCTCTTGCTTGGGCTTCTTTTGTCATTACTATTGTTGCTTTCATTGCTTTTGTCTTTTAATTGTTAGTATTATTAGTTTCTTTTAGTATTGTAAAGATACTCATTATCAGTGGGTTAGCCAAATTTTTATGTATTTATTTTAGTCGTAAATCTCTATAAATCAAATATTTAACTTTTACTGTAAAACAAAAATGGCGCCGACTTTCACAAGCCAGCGCACATAAGAGCAATGAAAACACCAAAAAGAAGTGTTTTCAAACGCAAAGGTACTAAAAGAAACACAACTACAAAAAATCTTTGAGCAACTCTTCATCACTAATAAAGCTGTAATCTCTAGGATAAAACGTATTTGCTAATGCGTCCATATAGTCAGGAGAACGTTTGATACGTTTCTTAACATCTTCTTTAGGCTCAATGATAATCTTTCCATTACTAAGGAATTTCCACTTGGTTTCGGTAGCTTCCTCCATTAGTTGATCGCAGGGTGGGAGAGCAGCTCCAAAACCATTTTTAGGATTGAGCCAGTCACGTAAAGCCCAATATAGGTATGCTCTCATATTGGCAAATTCATATTCGCCAGTAATATCGTGTAAGCCATCTGCACCTTCGGAATATTTACAAGAAAAAGCATTCCTATACTCTTCTTCTAGTAGCCTGGAATATACTCCAGCTCCTTCACCGATAGTATCAATAAACGCTTTTGCTCCTTTCTTCTTCAGGTAGGGAATCGTCATACCTACTACGTGCATGTGATCCGCACGTCCGGCAGATTGATGAACTTCAAATTGAGAAACGTAGTTACCGTATCGCGGGCAAAGCACACTATTATCGCGTCCCATACCGGCAACGTCAACACCTAGCTTACAAGATTTGGCTGGGATGAAACCGCTTGCCTGTAATTCCTGCCAATTCCTGTTTGCTATTTCTATCCATTCATAAGGAATAAGCACATCTTCAGAAACTTTCGGGAACATACCAAGTACCTTGACGCGAAACAAATCGTTAGGTCGGTATAGCTTACCTTCCCAATTGAAATCGCCTTCTCCCTCGTTGAAATCTGTTCGCTGAATGGGGGAGCACCAATTTATCACCTTGTCCTTAACCCATTCATAATCCACTTGACCGGGTATTACTATTTGCTTCTTTACTACATTTTCTGCATTTAGAGAGCTAAGTCTGAATTTTGCAAAACGGTCAGACTTCATGGCACGAGCTGCGTAACCAGTAGTAACATTAGGATTGAACACTATGAGAAAGCGAGAATTACCCTGTAAGTTACCCTCAATAGCGTTGTAAGTTGCTTCTGATATACCGGAAGCTTCAGTAACGACAAACATAGTATTTACGGCATGGAAACCAGACCAAGCTTCCGTATTGTCGTCACCAGCTTTAAACCCTGTTAGGAACCACTCTTCGTAATCAGTTTTAATGCCGGAAGACAATAAGCGTCCGGGCAAGAACCCTGCATTTCTAAATAAGCGGGATATTTCAGGTATCATGATATTTTGAACTTGACGGGCTGTAGGAGCTGTCATGGCAATCTTGGTATTCTTAATTAACTTACCTTCTTTCCAACGTGGAGTAAGATACATAAAACACATAGATGCACAAGCCGCAATATAATCCTTTCCCCTTGCCGTGCCTGACGCTACAGCAGTCATTGGATTATGCTGGACGGATTGAAGAATGGCTTGCTGTTCCTTGTCTAACCTTGAATGAAGAACATCATGAGCGAATTTGCACCAATCCTCCCGCCATGCTTTCATGTATCTTATAGACTTGTCATCTTTGCTCATTCTTCATCGTCTGGCAATTCTTGCATTAATTTCTCAAATGGATTAATATTCAAATCTTGCTCTACTTTTTCAACGTAACCGCGATGCTTCATTTTAGTCTTACTTAACCAAATAAGCATGGTGTTATCTTGTTCCGTCAAAGCTTTAGCAAACATTGTCGTTTCTAGCTTATCATAGAAACTTTCTTCTACTTCTTTCCATTTTTCAGCAAAATCTGGATCATTCGATTTCCATTTATAAGCAATGGAGCGTGAGATTTCTACAGCTTCACAAGCTGCGGTAACATTCAGCATCCTTGCTTCCAATGCTTTTAAGAACTTAGCTTTCTTTTGCCTTGTATTAAGCCTGTACTTCTGTGCCATTTTTACTTCCCTCCAATACATTATTTACAATTTCCAACATTTTGCATATACTCAAAGCCTGTGCTTTGATTTTGTATTTCGCCTGAACTTTTGCGGATACTTCATTTAATCGATACATTGTTTCCATGTCCAATAAAGTAAGGTTGCCAAGTTCTTTTTCTGAATAGCAATCCAATGTTTCCATTAATTTGTCAAATGAGACTTTCTGTGTATCTACAAACATAAGAGTTACTGGAACAATTTCATTATTCGGCATTTCAACTGTATAGTTGATGTCTTTAACGCTTTCTAGTACTTCATTACTGATATGCGCATACTCTTTCAGTGCGACATCTGTTATTTCATCAAGTAATTGCTTTAAAATTTCGGCATCGTCTTGACCGACAATACTGTTGTGGCTTAACTGCGTAGCAAGTAACCAGTCATTATTTGTCTCCTCTTCATCTATATACATGACATGGATAGAGGTAAGACCTGCCATTTTTGCAGCTTGTGTACGATGATTTCCACTTACTACTGTATATGTGCCATCCGGATGTTTCACACAAAACGGAACGGATGAAAGTTGTCCGTCTCTACGTATGTTATTTACTAATGCATTAAACGTGTCTTGCTGCATGAAATGTGCATTTTTTTTAACTAGTTTAATATCAGACAACTGTACTTCTGCTATCTTGAATTTTCCCATATATTATTCCTTTCTTGGTTCATCACTGTATTTTTCTACAAATGTTTTTAAAATATCATCTAAGTTGCCACGAATACCTGCATCTTGTATGTAATGGAGTTTACCAACGCAACGTTCATGTAATTTGAATACACCACGATATTTCATACTTACAGGTTTATCGGTGAACACGGAAGTAGCAATAACACCACATTGATGTTTATATCTTATATCCAGTTCTGATTTAAATTCTGATGAAAGAACGCCCATAATTAGCAATCGGCTCAACTTAGGCAGAGGGTGGTCTATGACAAAATCCGATTTCATCCAAACTGCATCCATGCCGTATTTGCTGACCTTCAGGAAGTCAAACATACAAGCTCCGAACACGTAATCATCCAAGAACCACAAATAACAGAACGGAGCTGATCCGAGTATGATGCCTTTCTTCAAGTAAATCATGCGCAGATAATCAATTTCTGCCATAGAAGCACGAACAAACCGGAGTTTGCTATTATTTGTAAGTACGTAATCGTCTGGCAACCGTTTATATTTTAGAGGGATGATAGTCCGCTTGTTAAAACTGCTGTCTCCACTTTCTACCACATTAGACCAAATATATGTGCGTTGGTCTTTGAATACCTCTCTTCTGCCCATAAATCCATGCTGCGAGAGAGCCATGTAATTAACTTGTTCTTCATCTATTTCTGCATATTTCGTTTTAGTTCGTTCTTGAGATCCAAAATCATCCAATAAGAAACGCTGTAATGCGTTGCTTGTGGCTTTCATACCGGAATGAAATTCATTCTGATAGATTAATATGTCATTCTCTTTGCAGTTAAGAATTGCATCTGATATATCAGCACAATAAAATATTTCAATAGACTTACTTTTAAGGCTGTCTACGAGCTTTTGGTAACGTTCCGTATACTTCTTATGGTAATGCTCCAATTTTGCCATAAAATCGTCATAAAGCGACTTATGGTAAATATCTTGTGAGTTCTTATGCTTCTTGATGGCATTGAACAGATGGATAGTGGCAATAATTTCAGCCGGACTTTCAGACTTGATATTCAGAAACTCATATTCATCATTAAAACGCAGTTCTTTTATCTCTCCCTTGATTGCCTTATACATCATGTAGATAAAATACTCCTTTGTATACACCTTAATCTCACGGTTGGTAAGTATTTGCTCTATATCCATATAGTATGAGTTTACCACATGAGCAATATCAAATTTGGCCGCTTCTTTCTTGATGAAGGAAAGCATACGATTAGTTTTCTTAAACATGGAGCCTACTATCGTAACATTGTCCGAGTGTTCTGCTGCCCAAAGTAACGGTTTATGTCTTTGGGGAACCTTGGAATAGTCTATATGGAATGTCTCAAGACATTTGTCAATAGTGGTGAGTTGCTTATACTCTTCTATGTCTTCATGTAGGTAGGCATATTCTACAAATGAATACATGAATTTGATTGTTTCCAGCACCTTGTCGAAGTCCCATGAACTATTGAAGATACGGAATTCTGCTGTTCCTATCTTTTCAATAGAACATAAGTTGAGCCAGTACCGGATATATCCTCTATCTGATCCATTACTAAAAACTTTCAGTAAATTCTCAATATTATCTGCTTCAAGAACTCGTTTTACAACATCCCAAGGTGGACTGGGTACGAGATATTTTGTTTCCCACCACTCGGCAATGTCAAATATTCGTTTGATTGGATAAGCGGTGTAGTAGGAGAGGGCAAACAAACGTTTGATAACATTCAAGTCCATATCTTTGATGTATAGATGTGCATCAAAACCTTCATTCCACATGAGATAACTTCCTGCATCTCTCATGGTCTGAATAAAATTCTTCAACTCCTGCAAATCTTCTATACAATAATGGTATGGGCGTGTGTTTATTTCCCCGCCAAATTGACCGTGATGCGTAACTGCCGATCCATCCGAGTTATTCATCATGGTTAGCTTGTTATCCGTCCACTTGTAACCCGATGGAAGAGGAATATGATCTTTATCACCATCAGCGAACTCCAGTTCCATGCCAAATGTGCGATTGGCTATATAGTCAATCCACGGTTTATCTATATTCGTGTTCTGCATATCTCAACTTGACTAATGATTTATAATCAGGGACAAAACGAACCACATCACCAATGTGATAATCCGAAACATGGTCACATTGCATTATTGTATATTCGCTGGAGCTATCTACATACTTCAAATTGGTATAATAGGGAATTCTGCATTTAGCCATGTCCGCCATTGAATAACCGCAATCGAGAATGAGTTGATTACGCTCTGGATAGATGCCTATTATTCTTGTTTGTAGTTCTATCCCATTAAAGCCTTTTTTCTCTTCATCATTGCAATATGGAATAGTGCCAAACAGCATATATTCTCCTATTCTTACATCACTTATGAAGTTTGGAAGTTTGTCATACTGTCCGAGCCAAAAACTTCCTCCTAAACTGATGGATTCAATATATCCTTTTAGGTTGTCCCAGATGTCGTATAATCGCGACATTGGCGGGTATTTGTCATTGAGGCAACCGGAAGTAATCATACCGTATATATGAGCATCTGAAAGCATCCTTATTTCGTTAGCTAGTTTGCTTGCTTCATAAATGCTTAAACCTTCTCTGTTATCGTAAGCGTCAATTGGAATGTAGTAGTTGTGTATTCCTTGGCAACCCTCTCCATTAATAGTGAGATATTTCCAAGAGTCAGCAAATGATGTTACTACTGCACCTATATTATCTTTTGTCGCTTTCCCAATAGAATAACATACGCTATCTTTCAAATGTAACCCGAAAATCTTATTTCTTATTTTATCCGCTATATGCTCATGAATATCTTCATAGAAGTCCTTAAACATTAATGAAATGGGAACATTAACAAACGATTGCGCCTTTTCAATGTTCTCTATTATATTCTTGGTATAGACAATAACTTTCATAGCTCCCACTTTAAGATTAAACGTTCAATCCCTTTGTATTTGGTATCACGTTTGAACGAGAACCCGGCATTGGTAAAACTCTTGATACTTGCTTCATTTTTGGGTGAGGTCATGGCAAATACCTCTTGTGCACCGTTTGAAACCAATTTTGCAAGATTAGCATTGAGTAGAATGTACTGAAAGCTATTACCCCTATAATCTGAACGAACGAAACATTTATCTACGTAGGCAGTACCGTATTCAGTGAAATATGCAAGCGAATAAGCAACCAGCTTATCATTTGTCAATAATCCGTAACTGCAACCAGATTGCAAGCACTTGACTATATCTTCCGGTTCCGAAGCGAAACACATATCAGGATCAGAGAGCAACTTTTGCTCAATTTCTTCTATGGTAGTAATGTCAGACATAGATAAAGCTTTCACTTGCATATTGTATTCTATGCTTCCTTTATGCGTCGGGAACAATGGTTCGTAACGGTCAATCCATGCTTTAGAAAGGAATGTGTCTATATCGACTTTAGGCAATAATGCTTTTCTATAATTGTCGAAAATGTCTAGTACAAATTCTTTATGCTTAGTAAGTTGCTCATTTTTCAACGGACATTTACTGCTACGGAAAACAAGACCTTTTTTTACCGACTTTACCCACAAAGGATAAGTTCTACACATGATAGGTTTGTAGCCATTATCACATGATTTACAGTCTTTAGCGATACATTTAATCTTTTTACCGCCAAAGTAATCATCATCTATAATCTGTAAATGGGAGATTTCTTTTTCATACCCGTCAAGTTCATGGGGGAGAATTACAATATGTCCGTCCGATCCGAACGAACAACACTTCCAACCGCAGCCGGAGTTTTCACATGCTCTTATTAGTCCTTTTTCGTCCATATATTTAGGTTGTATATAACTTCATATACATTTTGCGTTAAATGCCTGTCGAGCGTATTCCCGACAGGCCTAAATACAAATCCATCATTTTTCAAGCTACTTGCAAGAACACTTATGCAATCTATTCGGCTTCTTTACAGTCGTGTCAGATGGCAATTTCCATCACCCCGTAAACTGCACAAGCTTTAATGCTCTTGTTTTCGCTTATCGCTACTATAAGGGTTGAGGGATAAGCAGGATTCGAACCTGCACAAGTATCGTCTGCTTTCTCGTTTTCGTCCGTAGATTGGTTATCCTACGATCTTTAAACTACTCGACCTGTTACTAACAGCCGGTCTTGATGACATCCATTCTTATGTACACTTGGAACTTCCGTTCATTTAGTCTTAGCTCCCTATGACCATTTTATCCCTTAGTAGTGGTAGCAGGATTCGAACCTGCATGATAGGAGTTATTTTGCTGTTACATTTAAAAACAGCCATGCCCGTTTATTTTTACAACCTTAGCCTAGGGTTAACCTATCTATAAACATGTCACTTTAGCGTCTACTAATTCCGCCATACCACCAAATTTGCGTGTCTTTCCACGCTGTCAGATTGTTTGCAGTACCAACTAAATGCAAGGAATCGAACCTTGTCGCTTACTTTACACAACCTCAATCAACGAGCCGAGTTTAACGGCATTCGAGCGGAAACAGGGAATCGAACCCCACTCTTTGGCTGGAATGCCAACGCTCTACCGATGAGCTATTTCCGCAAATGCCTATGCTGTCAAACCACCGCTTGCTTGGCAAATTTGACAGCATCCCATCAAACGCTATTGACGGTTGGCTAATAATTCCGGATTGTCATAAATATTACCTGCATATCTAATTCCGAACATATCTATCATTTGTCCTATTGGTTTGTTCCCAAGATTTTGAGACAGAACTTCTAATAGCACAAAAGAACCGATTTTATCACTATACACTACCTCACATAATACGCCAGCACATTCAACTAAATCATGCTCATATATTTCTTTCCCGCTCTTGTCACACAAGCCGGTGAACTGCCCAAGAGTATTTTCGTCTATTTTTTCAACGTCATTATCGTGCAACCAAGTTCCATCTCCATCTTGAATAAGCGTATAAGAATCTCTTATCCATCCCTTACCATCAATGCGCTTCCCTCTAAACTTAATCCTTCTCATACTCAAAATAAACTTGCTTGTTCGTATTTAGGTCCCTTTTTCTCAACTACTCCGAACTCTGTTATTTCAATGCCAGTCTTTTCAGTAAGCCATTTTGCCAAAATATGACGATGGCAGAAATCACCCGGTTTTTCGTAACAGCATAGAGCGACATCTTTACCTTCACTGTGTCGTTGGATAGTTTGAATCAATTCTTGCGGATTGACTTTTGCAAGAACATCATTCAAATACATACTCGTGTACTCTTCATAAGTCCATTTGTCATCTAACATATATCTTCTTGGTGCAACCTCTATAATTTGAGGTGCGTTATAAAATTTTGGTCTGCCTAAAGCGACACATATCATTTTGATGTTCGCTGCTGCCAGTTTTCTGTAATTTCCAAAATATGATGTATAAATCCTCATTGCTTTAATTTTATGGTGTAAAGATACAAAAAGTGGCGTAAATTCAATCACTTTTAGTCATAAATTTGTCTAATTTGATAATTTTATTGTCTCAACTTTATAGCACCTCATCATGTGGTCTGTTTCGCGTCCCATATTGAATGTTTTGCCAAGATAGTACATGTGAGCTTCTTCCTCTGGTAGGTTGATAGGAGTGACAAACCAATCTTTATTACCTTGTTCGTCTTTTAAATACACTTTTACTGTTGTTTTCATTGCTCTTATGTGTTATAGTAACCTGAAGGCTACTTGGTTAAAAATCAAATATACCAATCGCTTTTAAAACACCATACACTTCTTTCTTGGTTTTCACAGAAGATGGGATGACTGTGCCATTTGCTGATTTAGAGTAAGTTCTACCATAGTCCAACTCATAGTCATAACCTATTACTTGTTTTCTACGGACGAAGCCTATACAGCCATATCGTATCGTCCATTCAGAACCACCCCCAAATGACATATAATTACCCTTATCGTCTTGCCATGAACTTTGGTGTCTTCTTGCAGAAAAGAAACGTGTACCTGATTTATTGTATAGTAAAACCTCATACGCATTATTGATTGTCCGATTGCTCAATTTTGAGCGTTCATCGTTTAATCTCTGTTGGGTGTTTGTTGGTAATTCACTAAATTTCATAATCTTCTATATTGCGCAGGGATTTCGACATGCTAGTTAAACTTATGCTACCATTAAATCGCTCATGTATCTTTCGTATTCGTTGTATGTTTTTAGACTCATTTCATAAAGTTCGAACTTACTATCATTCTCTTTGCATATATAATCTACAAGAATACCGGAATTTTTTGTCATGAATAAGATACCGTCTACACCAGAAACTTTAATTGCTTTAGGAGTATCTTTTGAAGGTAAACCGTAGTGACCGCGGATAACTTCTTGAACCTCATCTATTCTGTTGTAAGTGTAATACAATGAATAATCTTCTGTTGATAATCCTTGTATAAACTTGATTTTGCCGGAATCTTTATTTATTTCTTTCATTGCTTTTGTCTTTTAATTGTTAGTATTATTGATTTCTTTTAGTGTTGTAAAGATACTCATTATCAATGAGTTAACCAAAATAAAACAATATAAAAACTTTTACTTAAACTTTGTTTAACTTATTGTTTTACAGTTGCTTAGTCTACCAATCTGAATTCGTAAGCAAATACAAAAGGATTACTTTCCCATGTACCTTTGCCAGATACTTTACCTATCAGGACAGCAAAGGCTTCTTTGGGGGTCTTAAACCAGCGAGAAGCAAAGTATTTATTATCTCCGTTCAAAAAAGCATCATAAGCATAAAGGAAAGGGGATTCATCAGATATTACCTCTTGCCTAACAATTCCTTCTTTCAAGCAATCTTCATCGGATATATCTTGCAAACGCTCTACTTTTACATTGGTTATCTTTATGTGATACTTACAAGCATACGACTTAACGAACATTTTGTTATTCCATCCTGCGGAATCCTTCATAAGACCGCGAATACTCAAATCTTTCGGATGTCTATCTAATGAGTCTGGGTAATAGCCTGAATCCTTGTAGCTTTGCGCAATGGCAACGATTTCGCCAACTTCGTATTTAGGCTTTATTTCATGCCCATGGATGCTTTCATAACCACTCTTACAAAAGACACTGTTGCGTATTTGGTCTTCCGAAATACGTCTCGTCATAGTTTTTCGACCTTCCAATACGGCTGTTGTTAAGCCGTACTTATCATTGAACATGATTTTCTTCATTTCTTTCTTGTTATTAGTTAAATGGCGCATCCGAATAAAGAATAAAGTGTCGAATTTTAAAATTATTGTAGATATGGATGCGTCCTTTGATTGTTATTACTATTTTTGCTATTGTCGAATTTTAAAATTAGTTATTATGAGTAGATTTACTTACATATCACCCAACCTATACATATCAAACTCACCTTTATTTGGTAATTATGATAAGGAAGTCATATACTATTTGCTTAGGTCTATTGATATAAATTTCTCTACAGCACTAAATATACCTCCGTTCTCTACTTGCAATTGCATGATTGAATACAAAGACAATCATCCAATGTGCTCCATCGTGGCGGATAATCATTTTATATTCTTACATGTCACTGATAACTATTGGAGTAAATGGATATATCAATTCGCACACGAATATTGTCATCATTTAATCAATGGTAAGATGTCTGGTGAAATTCGGGGATTAATGTGGTTTGAAGAAACCATTTGCGAATTATCTTCTATGTATCATCTTCAAATGGCGGCAACCCAATGGAGTTGTTGTAATCTAATAGTATGCCGCCATTTTGCCCCAGCTCACCAGGATTATCTAAATGACCTCCTTTCTCAGCAGCCTCAATTAGTTCGCGATACACATTATCGGGGATTTCTACATCTTTGGCTCCAGATTTTAAAGCAACCTGTACATCACCGAGATTACTACAATGCACTGGCGGCAAGGATGTTCCCATTGTTCGTTGAGAATCCCCACCTATGGAAGATAATTCTTCATTTTGGAGATATGCGTCAGTGGAATTGTTTGAAAGACCTGTTTGTTCATTTGCATCAGACAGCTGATGATAGCTATTCAGACTCACTGAAACGACTGGAGAATTTACTTTTTTCATAATGTTCCTTTCTATTCTTGTTTTACGTTAGTTTATAATGCTAATTTGGGTTCTCGCATAGCCTGTAATACACGTTCACAGGCTGTATAATAATGCTTTCCCAAATTTTCAAAGCCGATAAAATGTCTATTAGTATTTATACAGGCTACAGCAGTGGTACCACTTCCGATGCAATTATCTAATACAATTTCGCCTTCATTAGTATAAGTCTTAACAAGATATTCCAACAACTTCAGTGGCTTTTGGTTAGGATGAAGCGAAGAGTTCTGTGTATCAGTTTTGAAGATTTGTATACTACGCGGATACCTTTCTGTTGAATCATAATGGTAATCCTGATTCATTGCTCCGTACACTTCTGTTTGGCAGTTTTTTGATCTGAAAGTTTTTTTCCTTTCATGACCAGATGTTTTTTGAGGATTATAGGTACATTGCTTTTTGTAGAATACACTAATCAATTCATGATTACGGAGAGGTTGCTTCTTAGCATTTAGAAAGCCAACTCCTTTCACTTTGTCCCAAACCCAGTCATATTTATACCAATCGATATTACTTAGTCTTAAATAGCTGGAAAAGGGTTCCGCACCAAACAATACAATAGCCCCATTGTCTTTAATGATACGTTTGTATTGTTCCCATAGAGGTTCAAATGGAATTATTGTATCCCATTTACTTTGAGTGGTACCGTATGGAAGATCGCATATTATAGCATCAATGCTTTTATCTGGAATACGTTTCATTCCTTCGATACAATCTTCATTGTATATTTTATCTAACTCAATCTTACACATAGCTTTATTATTGGAATAACGCCTGTTGGACTTGCGACAATACAAATTTATTCGCATCAGCATAGAACTTCTTCTTAATCTCGAATCCGTATGCTCTGCGTCCTAGTTGGGCGGCTGCTAATAAGGTAGAACCACTTCCGGCACACGGATCGATAACTACATCACCTTTATCGGTGAATATCTCTATTAACCTACGAAGTAATGGTACTGGCTTTTGGGTATTGTGAACCTTCGGTGTTTCATTATCCTGTACCCAATCAAAGCAATTGAATATCATCCGTCCGTCGTTGTTAAACTTTGGAAGCTTGTCACGATACAACAAAAGACCATATTCGCAGTTACCCACCACTTTCATGTTTGCTTTTAAAACCTGCGATGAAAAGTTTTTTCTAAATACAAGATTTATGTATTTACCCAAACCATATCTCTTACCAAGTTCGATATATCGGAACTGGTCTTCAAATTCACAAAAGATTATCATACATGGTGCACTTTTTTTAGTCTTAGGTTCTTTTACAAGCATTTGGCTACAGAAGTGCATAAACTCTGCCGGGCGAAAGTCTTTATCGGTATCAAAGAATTGTTTGCCCGCCTTATCACTTTCTCCGTTCTTATTATCACCATCCACATACCATGAGGGATTAGAGGCATAAGCATTATTTCCTAAATTGTAGGGGACATCGGCAATAATTAACTGCGCTTTGGGGATTCCATAAACTTTGTAGTTCTGGAAATGGTCATTATATAGTTCGATTTCTTTCATATATTAATTGTATTCATCAAGTAGTCCGCCAACCGGTAGACTACCAGGTAAAATAAGAGGTTCACTCCTATGAGAAGGAGGATGTTTAGGAGTATTCTCATATTTTAGAAACTAGAATTTTAGTTATTAAAAATATGGGCGAATACACTTTTTTCATCGGACAGTTCAAGCCCTAGCTGTGAAGGATGACTCTTGATGTAGTTATAGAACGCAAACATTTTCTTGTCATCATCACCGCATCTGTCTACTAATAACCGGATGAAGGCTAGGAGACAATCGGAATCATTTCCAAAGTTCTCTTGTGTGGAGAATTTGGTTTTGTCTACATCTTGTTTCAATTTCCGGATCGCAGCTATTGCTGTATTGAAGTTATGTTTAGCGTCGTAACGTAATTCATAGCCTTGCTTTCTCATTTCACTTCTTAAATCGTAGAGAAGGGTTTCTACGACATCTGTTAACACGTATGCTAAATTTAGAGTCGTGTTAAGGTTTGTTGTTCCTACTAACATGATTTATGATACATTTTTTAATTCCACTTATGCGCCATGAGCTTCTTGATGGCTGCTTAACTTTTGAATACAAAGGACATCGTTTGCATATTGGCTTTAGATGTCTGCCGTCATAATGAATTCCATTACATATTACCGGATAACCTTGGAGTATCATCTGCAATATTAAACTATTCAATTATTGCCTTTCCGTCATTATAACAGTCGCCGTTATACATCTCTACAAATCCTTTCTTTTGCAAGGAACTGGAATATCCCCTTAACTGTGACATCGTAAACTCACCATAACAGGATAGTTCGCTAAGAATGAACCCATCGTTGGCTTTTGTGTTCTCAATCATACATTCGAAAACTCTTTTCTCATTCTCATTCAAAATACTTAAATCTTTCATTGCTCTTATGTTTTATATGTTTTGATTTACAGGTATAAAGTTACTTAATTTACCACTTGTAAACAAACGTTACTTTTCTTATTTGTAAGGCGTTATAATTAATTAACTTGTTGACATTTAGGGACTTCCGATGCGTCTTGAAGCCCTTTCAATAGCATTCTTGTCACCATTTTCTACAAGCTTCTTTTCTTGCTCAAGATATTCTGCGTATGATATGCTATTATTACCGTGCTCTTCTATCTCTTTCTGACGTTGCAACCTGTATTGCTCACGTTCATGCCGATCAATTCCTTTTCTCCTTTCCGATATATATTCAAGCATAGCACTTGTTATCTTCATAGGATCAATAGCCCCGTAAAACCTCCCATATTTGCCGGATTTAAAACGAGCTATGAAAAAACATATTTCAGCGGCATTGATATAATAATACTCCGAAAGAAATATTGCAGCCAATTCCTCAAGTTGAGTCTTGGCTATCTTTGTAGATACCTCTGCAAAATCATTCAACGTTCCAAATTGAATTTTAAGCCACTCTAAAGGAGTTTCATCCCCATAAGTAGAAGCCAAAAGCCCCAAACTTGGTATTTCAAGATTTAAAGCTAAATCTGCGTGTGTAGCATTACATCTGACAATTTTAAACTGCAAATCCGGGTTATAATCAAGAATGAATTGTGCCGGATCAGGGTATTTGTCCAATAATGCCCTCTGCTTCAAGCTCCTTTCTCTTTTTTGCGGCAGCTTCTCGGACGGTTGTAGCGACTGCAAGAACTGAATCACGTTTTCGCTGCTCGCTATCTTGTTGATTTTTACTAATCCTTGTTCCATTGTAGTTACATTCTAAAATTTTAGTAAAATTCGTAGGTCTGAAAATCCAATCAAAATCACATCGCCAGTTTCTATCGTTCCTCCCTAAAAGAAATGGAGATTGAAGAATGTTGTTGAATACATCCATAATTGCTTGTTTGTCATATTCTGCTACACGAGCTTTTATTGACTTCTTCCTTTTGTCAGTCATGGATGACACTTTGGGAAGTTTGCCATCAAACATCTTATTGAATGTATCCATTAAAGCATTATAATCAATTGCTTCATTTCCACTAGACTCTTCGTCATCCCCCGGGGGGATTATAGGGGGAATATCTCTTATTCCTTTTCCTTCTCCTATTATAAGCACTGATTGTTCCATGATTGTTCCATGATTATTCAGTGATTGTTCGGTGAGAAAACTATGTATGTCTTTTTTTGCTCTGTCTATCAGTTCTTTAGGTATGTTCAAATCTTCGGTGTTAGGTCTGTTGATTACTTGATGCCGAGTAAAGTTAGGCAGATATATGAATCTCTCTTCGTTGTAAGAAAGCAGACATATAAATCCATTTATTACAAGCTCTTTTATCCATTTTTCAAACTGTTGTACCTGAATTTGGTCATACGGAAAGACTTTAGATTTAAGCCAAATAGAATCACCTATAACTACTCCTATATCATCGGAAAAAGACCATAGTCCAATATATAATAGTCTGGCATCACGGCTTAAACGTCCGATCTTTATATCATCCCAGAATTTGGGTTTAATAGAACGTATACGTGCCATGTTTGTTAGTAAATAATTTGGGTTTAATCATAATTTAATAAAATAAGCTCCATATTTTCATTGTTTCTATTTGTGGAACTCGGAAACAACTACTCATACAGAGCTGACTTAGTATCTTGCTATACGAGAGTTCCACCAATCGCATCTATTATTTTCACGGTGTAAAACTAGTCAAAAGTGACGTAAACTCAATCACTTTTGAACTATTATTTTTCCATGATTAACATTTTTTCAATATCCAGTCTTATTTAACCGCAAAGATTCCTTTTCATAACTCAATAGAGTGCGTAATGCATCTAACTGATGCGTTGCTGAAGCGTTAAGTCGATCTAGTCGATCCACTAAGAAAGATTCGTTTTCTGCAATGCTATCAAGTAAGGCATTTTGTACTTTTGCAGACAAACAGTTTTCCTGTGCTATCTTAATAATGGTGTTTTGTATTTCATCCGATTTTCTTTTGCGAAGCATTCTTTTAGCATTTGCAAGCATTTCACCGGTTCTTACTACATATACCATAGTAGCCGCAATCCTCTCCTGTATTTCTGTAGGGTTGTTTTGGCATGTAATATTTAGGAATCCACTTATTTCTTCCATTTCTTGTATGATAGGGAGTAGGGGACAGTCGTTTATTTTACACGAGCCTGTACCATCATTTTTAGGGCAGTATTTACAGTTTATTTCCATAATGATGTAATATTAATCTTTAGGTGAAAATTCATATTTGAGCTCTTTATCGTCAAGTATGTATTTTTTGAATAACTCATTTGCATCTATTCCGTTATGTTCCAGATATAAGATGTATGTATAGAAAAGAGCAGCTGCGCTTCCTTCTGTCAAATACATATTCGTTTGGGTAGCGCGTCCGGAACTTTGAGGATTTTCTACCGATAACAGGTAGGCATCTTCTTCTGTATGCGCAACGGTAACAAGACGGTGATCTGCAAATTCGCACCTAACCATATTATTGATTGCTACTTTTCTTGCAGATTCATTATCAAATCCAAGGGTAATTTCACCAATGTTTTTACTTTCTTCCATAAGAGGTACTATGCTTTTATAGAGTCGTTAATGTATGATGCCAACATTTCTCCTAATGTATGAAAACGTCTCAAACCTGCTAAAACAAGACTACCGCTCATTCCACTGTGACCTTGTTTAAAGAATAAAGACCGGCATATTTCAAATCTTTCCAATTCTTCTTTGGATGTATCATTCAATATCTCAATAAATGTCAACCAGCAGTCAAGTTCCATGCCATGATACAGGTCATTCAATCTGATAGGGACGATTTCATCCCAGTATTCTAAATGTTCTTCCGGAATAATTCCCCTTGCACGTTTTCTGTAATCTTCGGTTAATTTCGGGATCTTAGCCTTAAATTCCGCCTCTTTACGTTCGTACTCTTCGCGTATTTTGCGAATATATTCATCATGCTCCACTTTTGACTTACCGGTCACTTTAACAAACACTTCATCGAGAGAATCAGTAGAATACAACGTTTTCTCGTTAAATTCACCATAAGATGGTGCATTGTCCTGCAATTCTTGATATGCTTTATCAAGATTGATTCCTGGGTAAAATTCAATTTTCTTCATTGTTATATTAATATTATAAGTCAAATATATTTGTTTGCACTAAAATCCCTTTATTCGTTTTTATTTCTCCGTGGCATTCATAACGGAAACGAGAATTACCTTCTTTAAAATAAAACTCGTCTTTTTCACATCCCCAATAGTCGAATCCTAGCTTGTAAGCTGCAATCCGGCTACTTTGACTACCCATGTGAGCATCACCGATCTTATAGCCTTGGTTAGCATATTGATTGAGTAACCATGCGTATAAGATCACCGGCTTTTGGCAGGGATGGATACGCTTTTCATTCAACCTTTTGTTTCCTTGCTGGATAATTGCCTTAGATAAATCCTTGCCGCAATAGGAACCTTGAATCATTCCCCGCCACATGCAATATACAAGGTCAGTTCTGTCATTCATACTGCAGTAAGCTATCTCGCAATCGTATTGATCGGTATCACCATTTAGCTTATCCCAGACAATCCGTCCACCAGTAAAGTCATAATTGAAGTAGTTTACTCCCCATATTATCTGATTTCGGCTGACCCTTTTTACTTCATCGAAATATTCTAGAGGGGGAACTCGTGAATCCCAGTCTGATTTCGGATAAACGGATTGTTTAACATACAGTATATTACCATTACTTTGTTTTACAGTATTGGGCTTGATGGAAGGATTATCCGCTCCAATTCCGTATGGAGGATCATCTATGAACAAATCAAAGAAATTATCTGGAAATTTCTTTAAGAAATCCATTCGGTCTATATTGCATACTTCGCTTATCGGCATGATTATTCCTCCAATAGTTTTAGCAGTGAATTTTTATATTCGTCTATTTCCTTAATAGCATTTTCTTGATTTGATTTTGCATCATTTATCATTAAATCTGCTACTCCCTCCATTATTTCATCCTTATGCCCATTCAGATATCTGATAAAGTATTCCTTCATCAAATCAGTATCTATATTTGCTATATCCGAATATGTATCTCCACTTCCATAACTGCCAGAAAAAGAAGAATAACAAAGATTACTTATATTCATGCTCTGAATACTCTCCCTTCTGCCAAATCCATCTGTATGCTTATCTATTCCATTTTTGCTATGGCTTTCAAACTCTTTTCTGATTTTAGGGAGAGTTTCTTTAATAAACTTTTTCAGTTTTCTGCCAGTAATGATTAACTTACTTAATTCTTCTGCTGTCATTATAATCTCCTTTCTCTTTAATCCGTTCTAGTACATCCCTATTAGCTTCCAGTATTTCATCGAATGAAGGGATAGGCATCCAAGCTACAACCTCTTGTTTGAGGATCTCCCCAAGAACATCTGTAGTGTTGTATATCCTCATGAAATCTGGCGTATTGAAAGAGTCGCTCGTTACAGTATGCCAAAATCCGTCACTTCTTAATTCTCCAATTTGCGGAATACCTATAAAACCATCCCTTTTATCACGGACAATGACAAGCACCCAGTCATATTCTGGCTTTTCTGGCAACCGCTCTTCCACACTTATCCAAGTGGATTGCTTTGACTGCCATTCTGCACCTTTTCGAAACATATTGAGCATTGCATTTCTGTCATATACAAGCCCCTCAAATGATAGATTTCTTGACGTACAAGCATAACTGAAAAACAATTCATTTATTGCCGCCGATTCTAATGTCTGTTTCATACTACTCTGTTTTACGATTTTCTCTTAATCTTTCTTCACTAACGGTCGTATTAGAAATGTCGCAAAGATTAGAAATAGTATTTGTATTATTGGGTTTACAATACAAACACATTTGGGTAAAAGGTGAATATACCCTTCCACACTTCGGACAAATCCATCCTTGCTGTCCAAACATTCCGTTATACGGATTGATTACGCTTGATTCTTGTTTCATAATACTAATTATTTATGTTGTTAATAAAATTGTTTTATATACTATTTTTCAACTCTATATTAACTTGAATAATCAAGGATGATAGTTGTTATTTCAAATCGCATGATTCGCTTAGAACCACTTAAAATCGATAAAACAGTGACAACCATTTTTCAGATTGTCACTGTGTCGATTGGCATCAACTTAAAGTGTTGGGACGAATCCCTGACACAACTTTCATACTTAGTTAGTTCCTATCCGGCTGCCGTAGTCGAAATATTCAATTCGATTACGGGAAGACCGAGAATCTTTTAAACTATCCGACAGTTCAGATCTTAACTTTTCGTTTTCAACTTTTAACCGGTAACACTCCGCTCTGTATTGAGCACATTCAGTGAATGTCTTTAACATTGCGAGGTATTGGCTTATTTCTACCTTAATCATTGCTTTATAGTTTGTATTATTATTTTATTATACTTCCATTAAGACGCTGTGTGGTCCTTATATAGTCATCCAGTAGTTCATGAAGAATGAAGTCCGGATAAACATTGATTGCACCGAAACGTTCGATATTTACCTTATTGACCGGATACCCCCTTTTTCTGCATAATCGTGCAGCATCATTACTAAGCTTCGAAATGTCACTCACATAAATCGGTAATTTGTACCTCTGGATATATGATGACATGGTGGAGCACCCATAGTTACCAATGCACTTTGAAGATAACTTTTTTATTTCCTCTTCGAGTGCGCTTAATCTTAGCTCTGTAGTTTTAAGCCTTTTCTCTTGTTCCACATTCGTTTTGGCCAACTGAAGGATAAGTTCTGCTTGGCTCATTTCAACTGTTGAGTTCAAAATATTATCCATTGCTCTAAATTTTAATGTTCTGATTACTCGGTTATCTCTCTAATTGAAAGTTCAGGGAATCTATCTCCTTTCACGTGCATTGACATAACATACATATAGCAAAAATCAGCTGCCTGTTCGTATGTTGCGAACTTAAATGTTACGCTTGAACCATTCTTAGAAACTTCGTATTTCATTGTTTTATGTTTTAAAGTGTTAGTTATATCTTAATCACCTACGTAGCGTGAACCGAATCTACCAGTACTATTCACATTGTAATAAGCCGATGCAGGAATGTTCTTGTTATTGTATCCTTCGTGCATTGTAGCTTTAGCTGTTTTGCTCATCGCTTCGTGTCTTTCTGCTAGGTATTTATCAGTTCTTTCTTTTACCGCTTCTACTGTGAAGTTGGATTGAAGTTTGGCAAGTCTCCATGCTGACTTTAAACATTCACCGAAGGTCTTGCCTTGCTGCTTGCCTGAATACTTATACGATCTGTGAGCGTTTTTCATTATCTCTGATAAATTGTAGCGTTTCATATTCTTTTTATTTAGTGAGTTATTTTTGATGATGTAAAACTAATATTATAATATTGATTTACCAAGAATATCTCAATATTTAAACATTAATTAACTTTATTTATCAATATTGTAATATTATACTATCAATAATGCATTATCTTTATCCCAAAATTAAAAGAGCATGGAAAGAATTATATCATTAATGAAAGAAAAGGGAATAACTAAAACTGCATTATCTGAACGCTTAAACATTAAGAATCAGAACTTTAATGCTATGCTAAAAAATCCCACTTATGAAACATTATCTAAAATCGCCACCGCCCTCAACGTCCCCATGTGGCAGCTATTCGCGTCCCCAGAAGAAGTGCAGCTTCCCTCAAACGCCCATTCTGTCAAATGCCCACACTGCGGGAACAAGTTCCCGGTTAGCGTGAATGTTGAACTTAAAACACGAGACGACTAAAAAATAAATAGTACTTCTATGGAAGCAAAAGAATTAAGGCTAGGAAACTATGTAAAGCTGTCGAAAGATCACCAGTACGTAGGAGTTAAGATACCTGCCGGTACTATATGCAAAGTAGAAACTATCGAACCTAGCTCTTTGTACTTGGAATGTCATGTAAATGGTGGGACTTTCTACGGTGAAGTTCCTATTTCTATGGTAGAACCTATTTCTCTCACAGAAGGATTGCTGTTAAAGTGCGGATTTAATGTCGAGTATTATGAATTCCAAATAAAAGAACAACGATTATTGACTATAGAAGATTTCTGGATATTATATAATACTCGTACTAACTTCTATGGAGTAATGCGCTCTAACAGAGTTTTTAAGCAAATAGAATATCTGAATCAACTTCAGAACATATATTTTGATTTAGCAGGAATAGAATTAAAAGTAAATCTATGAAACGAATAAAGCTCACAAAGGAAGAAAAGGCAACTTTGCTCAATGTTTCCAAGAATGGAAGCAAACAACCTCGTGGGCTTTCACCGATAGCTTTTCACTTTGCTTTGTCCCTGTTGCAGGAAAAAGGACTTGTAGAATACAAAACCAATTACGATGAAGTGCTGGAAGCCAAACTGACTATCAAGGCTAAAGCGTACTTGGAATGCAACCCAAACCTAAAGAACCCGGTTCCATGGAAAGATATTGTTTTGATAACCTTATCCGCTATAACTGCCATATCTACTTTTATAGCCTTGTTTATCAGTTGCTCAATCTCATTAAGTAAATGATATATGAAACGAATAAAACTCACAAAGGAGGAAAAAGAAACACTTAGGATCGTTGATAAGTTCAACGGTAAATGTCCTTGCGCTTTCCCTTTGCACGTCTACAACTTGTCCGTCCGATCACTTGAAAGGAAAGGACTAGTAAAAGCTGTCTATCTGGAAGGTGGAGCAGTAGAAGATGCCAAAACCACCGATGAAGGAAAACACTACCTTTGTGAGAATCCCAATTTACGAAATCCTATCAACTGGACTGTTGTCGGAGTAATAGCCGGGATACTTTCTCTTATCGTGTCTGTTATAGCCTTATTTATAAGTTGTACTGCAATGTATAGATGAATATAAGGGATGCGAATGCACCCCTTTATTTATAGCAACTAAGAGTTGATAAGATTGATGATCCCTTGCCTACCAATTCCGGTAATCTTTCTATGGTAGATAATATGACCATTGTCTGCAACCTCTTGCTTTATATCAAACCATCCAAGAGTAGAGTATTTAGTGTAAGGTACCCACGTCTGATTAACTTTGTATTGTACGCCAAGTTCTTTTAAACGGTTATTGAGTTCAATTGCCGATTTAAGCCCTAGCTCTTTCGCAACCTCCGTACATGTATAGGTCTTATTGACATGAGTAAGCACAGCTACTTGTTTCTCTGCTTCAATGCGTGCCGACCGTTCTTCTTTTAGCTTAGTGAGAAGCTCGATTCCGAAATCCGGGTTGTTTAAGATTTGGTCTATAACGTTATCGGTAGCATAGATACCATGCTTTCGGATAGAAGGAAGGACTTCATCACATACCCAATCTTGAAACTGTTCAGCATTAGGAAGATTACTTCTCATTATTAACCTATATACATCCTTTTCCGGAATATATACCATATTAGTTCCACCAATTCCGTTTCCATGTGGGCAAAACACCTTTTTGCCTGATTTGCAATGTCTTTGTATTGCATCAGCTGTATCAGAATATCCCAATGCAGTTGCTACGTCCTTTGCACAAAACAAAGGTTCTTCACTTGTTCCGGCTACTCTAACTTCACCAAACGATTCATTCTTAAAAATCTGAATGTTGTCCATAATAATGTCTTTTCGTTCGAGGACGTACCGCACTTCTTCATGCGGAGATAAAAAGGCGAAAGCCATGCAGGGGGTTGTGACCTACACAGCTTTCTATATCTTAATCCTCTGATTAATTCTAATTTTAATAAGTACAACCCAACGCATTGCAAATATAATAATAATTTTTAAAAGTGATTATACGATCAACAATCAACATATTCTTTTAACTATTTATGCTTTGATTCTCAAATGAAATTGCTAACTTTGCATTGTAATACACATACAACGGTACAACATGAGTAACTGGAGCGAAAGACAAGAAGAAAAGAGAGAAGGAAAGGAGAAAGAGAAGATAAGCCGGGAAACTCTCGGAAAATTCTTCTACGATTTGGCGAAGCTTGTGTTTACTGCAATGGCTTTAGTTGGTGGTGTCTCTTTAATTGTTGACGAACCACAAATAAAGCAAATGTTACTATTGGGTACAGGTATGTGCTTGACATATTTATTTGCTTATATTGGTTATAACATTTTAAAAAGGTAGAATATGGATTTTATGATAATGCTTTTTTCAGGTTGTTTGGTAGTAGCGGCTGGAATAGCTATTTGGCTTAATACCAAATCCGGTAAAAAATGGCTCAACAGCCTATGATGATTAATAGTATTAAACTTGTAATAGATAAAAGCGTCATGTAGAGTGACGCTTTTTTATTGCAGTTATACAATATAAGGCAGATTAAAAGCTGAAAACAAAATGTCAAAGAACGATTTGCCGAATAGGAGTTGAGCCAATCGACACAGGGTTTATTTTTCAAAATCAATTTGCGCAGACAATATTTCTAACAAAGCCTGCAATTGTCCAACGATGTAAGGCTTTATATCCTCACTACAATTACTTGTAAATGCAACAAGCTTTTCTGATAGCTTATGCCATTCTTGCAACTCATTCGGTTTCATCATTATCAGAAGGCTTATGGGAACCAGGAAAGGCAGGAGGAACAATATGTGATTCTATTCTTTTATCCAATATTTCCTTTTTCAACAATAACATTATGCCATCATAGCTTGATGACAGATTAGCCACAACTTCCCACCCTTGATTGCCTAGTTCGTTAAGTTTTATTGTACTGTATTCTTCGTAATTATGCATACGTCCATCGTCAATAGGGCTAAGCAAAAACGTTCTGTATTCGTATTTCTTCATTTTTCTATTTATTAGTTAATATTTCAAATCTGGTATAAAGCAGTGTAATAGGTTTTATGATTACATAGTAACCATTAATTTTATTGTTTTCGAACCATTTACACAGTTTAGATATAACCTGATGTCTCGTGAAATCCGACTTGTTTATCAAAAAAGAATCATCGTTGTACATAGACTGGTTATTTCCAATATCGAACATCTTTTTAAATTCGATAATAGCCTGGGATTTACTAACCTGATTTCTCATACATTATTCAAATAATCAGTTACTGCTTTAATGAAGTCATCAAGGGAACGGCAGACAACATATTTATTTCCAGCCGCTTCACATTCCTTTTGCCATTCTTTTTGTACTGTTCTTTGGTACTCACCTGGCTTTTTCATTTCTATACACAAAGCACCATAGAAACGATTACTTTTAAGAAGTATAAGATCTGCAACTCCCGAAAGCATTCCTTCTTCTTTCATGTATGCCCCGTTTCTACCACTTCTTCTTGCTGCATTAGGAACAGCAAATAAGATGTTTCTTAATTGGGGGTATTGGAGGCGAAACCATCTAATACAAGATGCTTGTATCTTATGTTCTTCACTTTTCGGCTTTCTACGAATATTGGTTCCGCAATATTTAGCTTTCATTTCTTCGTATGTCATAATACCCTAGCAAGTTTAAAATCAAGCAACATCAATAACTCATTGAATTTCTCTTCATACCAAAGCGGCTGTGTTTCTTTGGGATTATTAGGGTTGACTTGGTTCTCACCATACGACAGACCGGATTCGGTTATGGATTTGAAATACTTATCTCTACCTTTTGATGACTTCCTTTTCATATCACATAAGATACCTTTCTGAATCGCTCTTTGATTAAACGCCTGTGCGCTGATAGACAAACCCGCTTCTTTGAGCAATTCAGTAGCGGATTTAAGTATCCCATGTGACGGAGTATAATCAGGTGTCGGAAGTCCAAGAGGTGCAGCTACTTTACTAATTAAAGACAATTTAGAAGAATCATTTAGATTAAGCACTTCACTTACGCCTTTTACCCATTCAAGACCAACACGGACTTTAGTTGTTAGTGATGGTTCACGTTTAGTACTTTTCTTTTCTTCTACAATTTTTTGAGTGGCAAATTCTTCACAATTGATGAAATACTTTCTTGCTTGCTTCCCACGTACGTTATTCTCAATCATGGAAAGTTCTTTCGCCATACTTATAGAAATAGCGTATTCTTTTTGGGGGCGGCCGCCAGATGGGTTATTCATAGAATTATGAAAAACTACATAATCCTGATTTTCAATGAAATCATACTTGTCAATACGATTCTTGATCCAGTCAGCAAATTGTTGCTTACTTTCTAGGAAAGCATGTAAATCACGTGCGTTAACGGCTCTTTGACCGTTATTTTCTCTGATAGGAATAAGTTCTCCCATATTATAAAATTCTGCCATAATTATAACTTATTTATTCTTTATAGTAAATTCGTAGTAGATAGCTTATCACATAGAGAGGAACAAATAACACTCATCGTTCCTCTCTTTTAAACTAGTCTTCAATTATCGCCCAATCTGGCAAATATTCTTCACTGTTGATCTCCTTCATTAGTATATGATTTATTGTTAGGGATTACTTTTGTTTTACCACCAGTTTTATCAACAATAACCGGTTTACCACCTACCGTGGTTTCAGTACATTGCCCTTCAGGGAACTTATTAATAAAGCGAACAACTTCTTTATCTTCTGTTGCATTACTTTCTTCTTTGGCTTCATAAGGGAATACATCTACAATCGAAGTTTCAGCTACCATACCGATCTGATAATCTGCCATTGTCCCCTTCATGCCTTCATCTAACTTTTTGACTGCGTCGCGCAAGTCGGCAGCTTGTACCAATACTTGAGTGGAAGTCTTTTTTTCCGCACCGCTTTTTTCATCGAGCGTGATAAAAATAAGTTTGCATTTGAACCAGCGGTCGGCACTTTCTTCGTCACTGGGGAAAAGTTCGCTATAGTTGGCACGTTTAATATCCGAAACGGTAAATTCTCCGGAGATAAACGGAGTCATCTCTTCGATTGCCCTTGCCTCACACTCCGTATAAGATAAAGCGTCCACTAAAATTTTCTCTGTAACTTTCTTTTGTTTGCCATTTTCGGCAATCTTTTCGTATTTTATAGATACTTCAAACCAATTTCCCATTACTTTAGTCCATTAAATGTTTTATATTTCCATTTGAAACCTCCTGCATGATTTCTCCTTCCATTCATTACAGCCCAAATGTTTCCACGTATTATTCCCGTTTTTCGACTTGCTTCTGATATTGATTCAAATTCATTTATCGTAGATCCATTTAGTGATAACTGAATAACATCTTTATGGTTATAACATTGAGCCCCATATAGCCCAAGCCTATTTTTATTAGCTTTTTTATGTAGTACATGGTAAGAATGCTTTTCATTTTCAGAGTAAGTACACCATTCTAAATTATCTATTGAATTGTTAGACTTATCTCCGTCTTTATGATTTACACACGGTTTATTATCTCTATTTTCTAAGAAGACAGAGGCGACCAATCTATGTAAAAGCATAGCTTTAACTTTTCCTTTCTTACATAATTGTACTTGATTATATCCTCCACTAATACAAATAGGAGTGAGTACTTTCTTATATCGATATATCGAACGGACTCTTCCTAAATTCGAAACTTGATACAAGCCTTCATATCCAATTATATCTTTCCAAATTTCATCCATATTCACATCTCTTGCATTCAAACCATGTATGCATTGACATAATAAATTCCTCCTTACTTATTAAAAGATAATTTTTCAAGTTTATCAATCTGCTTACGAAGAGAAGCAATCTTCTTTTTTCTCATATCTTCCGCTTTCTTTAGTGCTTCTGATTTTTCAGTAAAAGCATCCCTCCCTATATAATGAAAAGAGAAAGAACCATCTTTCACATAGCCATCTTGATCGATAAACGTGGATTTATGAATATCCGCTTCTATTTCCCTTATGCCCGATGTCAGGGCATATCTTGTTATAAAAACTTTTGCCATAATATTCTTTTCTTTCTTATTTTGTACCAATCCTTGAATTTTCTTCAAGGATTGGCAAAGATTTATTGTTAAATTTATCTCCCAAACACTTCTTTAAACTTACGGTCTAAAGCATCCAATATTCGCATCCTCACAGCAGGATCAGCGGAAAGATAATCAATTGAGTAAATCCTTGAAATCAATTTCTCACGAGAACCACAAAAACAACCACATGTATAAAACGGAGCAACATTGGGATAATTATGTTTGTACCATAAGTGATTTGTACCCTTGATAGCCACATAGGTCTCTGTGATTATAAACTCCTCATTGGATGATGTATACCCAGGAGTGTTGGGATTACCCGCGGCACTTCTGCGGACAGCCCAGTGGCTATCTTTCGACAACTCGACAAGTGTGTCAGCCGGAGTGTTGGGATTACCCGCGGCCTT